TTATTCGCATGCTGAAGGTGAAGGAACAATTGCAGCAGGTAGAGCACAACACGTTCAAGGAACATTTAACGTATCTGGTGACACTCAACTTGCAATTATTGGTAATGGTGCTGACAATGAGAACAGATCAAACCTTGCTGAGTTCTATACAACAGGTTTAACAATGTCTGATAACATTAGATTGACAGCTCAACCATCTGGTTTAACTCAATTTGATGATTTGACATTGGTTACAAAACTTTATGTTGATGATGCGATTTCAAATGTAACAACTGGTGCATTCCAAAGATTGGCCTACTCAGGTGCAGTTGATGGAACAAATAATGTGTTTGAAGTTACAACTGGAACATTAGTTGCAAACAGAGAACAAGTGTTCTTAAATGGTTTACTTCAACAAGATGGAGGTAATGATTATACAATTGTAGGTAATACAATTACATTTAATACCGCGCCGTCTGCTGTTAGTAAATTAATTATCTACGGTGATATTTAATCTTAGATAAAAAAAAGAAAGATGGAGTTCAGAAATGGACTCCATTTTTTTTTGAAAATAATTATATTTAAAACATGAAAATAGGTGTAAGCATATCTCTCAAAGATGTAAATGAATCCATTTGGACAAATGGGTTAAAACTCAACATATTTTATTTTATCCATATGTTGACACATTCAACTAAAAATTATGATGTTTATTTATTGAATGTAAATAAAATTGACGTACCAGAAACACTCCCCAAACATTTTGATGGTGTTAAACTAAGGTATTTTGACGACGCATATTCTGAAATGGATTTGTTAGTTGCGATGGGTTCACAAATGAAATGGGACTTAGTTGAGGAATTTAAAAAGGATAAAAACAAAAAAGTAATTTCTTATAAGTGTGGAAATAACTACATATTAGGTGTTGAGAAGTTTTTATTCCACGAAGGTTTTAAAACCACTGAATATGAAAATGAGGATTTATACGATGAAGTTTGGTATGTCCCCCAACAACACGAGACCTGTCAAGGTTATTTTTCAACACTCCATAGAACAAACGCTTTAGCTGTTCCATTTATATGGCACTATAAGTTTATAAAAAATTCCATACTTGACATTGAGAAAGGTTACAAATCCGGTCATTATAAAAAAGATTTTAGATACCAAATCGGAAAGGAAAAAAAGAACATCGCAATAATGGAACCAAACATTAATGTGGTTAAATTTTGTTTGATTCCAATATTTGTTTGTGAAGAAAGTTATAGATCAGAAGGGAAAGAAAATATTGAGAATGTATATATTTTTGGAGGTGATAAGTTAAACAAAAAACAAAACTTTGTTCAACTTATTAAAAAACTTGATTTGGGTAAGGACAAAATGATAACTGCCGAAAGTAGATATCAAACACCCTATATCTTATCTCAACACGCGGATGTAATTGTATCACACCAATTGTTAAACCCCCTCAATTATTTATATCTGGACGCAGTTTATATGGGTTATCCAATATTACACAATGCACCACTTTGTAAGGATTTGGGTTATTATTACGAAGGTTCCAATACAAAAGAAGGTGGAAAGATGTTAAATTATATTTTAAAACATCATGATGAAAATATTGAGGAATATGACAAAAGAAACGACCAGGTATTAAATAGATACTTTGCCGAAAATGAAGAACTGATAAGTATGTATGATCTATTAATTGAAAACTTATTTAATAACATACCAAATACTTATTTGGAATATAACCCAGAAACAAACCTGTATAAAAATAGTAATGCAAATCAAGATTAATTATAAAACAACTTTACCACTTCAAGGAAACGCACCGGCTTGCGTAATCATTGAAAATGAGCAAAATGAATATTTTATTGAATTCATTGATAACCAAACTTCAGAAATTGTTCATTCACAAACCTTTTATTCAAACGAAAAAGTATATGGTTATAGACAATGGTATTGTGACTGGTTAATTAAAATTTATAAGGACAACGAACTAATCCATACCGATAAGTTTGACCTTACAAACAAATATGTTTTTATAAAAATTGATGGTAGGGCCTTGGGTGATAACTTGGCTTGGATTCCATATGTTGATGAGTTTAGAAAAAAACACAATTGTCATGTTTTATGTTCGGCGTATTTTAATGATATTTTTAAACACGTATATCCGGACATTTTATTTTTAGAACCAAATACACAAGCCCATAATGTGTACGCTCAATATTATATTGGTGCTCACGACAATGACGGTGTTTACTCACCAAAAGATTCAAAAAAAATACCACTTCAACAAACCGCTTGTGATATATTGGGTCTAGAATATACGGAAATAGTTCCGGACTTAATGAAATCAATTGAACATAATCATCGGAGAATATCTGGTAGATATGTTTGTATTTCTGAAAAAGGTAGTGCACCAAAAAAGGAATGGAAGGAACCGAACGGATGGCAAAACGTCGTTAATTATTTAAACTCAAAAGGTATTAAAGTGGTTGTTATATCAAAAGAATCGACAACATTAGAAAATGTAATCAATTTAACCGGCGACTATCCATTAAAAGAACGAATGGTTGATTTGTTTTATTCTGAGTTTTTTATGGGTGTATCATCTGGTCTATCTTGGGTTGCTTGGGGTTGTGGTAAACCGGTCATTATGATAAGTGATTGTACACCACTTGATCACGAATTCCAAACAAATATGATTAGAATCGGAAAAAACAATTTGGAATCGGTTGATTATGAAATTGAAGATTACACCTCAACTGAGGAAGTTATAAAAGTTTTGGAGAAAATCATTTAAAATTTCCGAATTTAAACCATAATTTTTCGTGTAAAAAATAAATAAAAGGTTTAATTGTTAATTCTCCAATTCCGATTAATGATGACACTTCCAAGGACATACCCAAAAAATATGCGGTTAATACGGTTACACAAGTTGCTGTTAATCTATAGGTTATCGTTTTTAAGATGTGACGAATATTCGGATTATCCGGTCTTTTTGTTTTAATGTGAGCAACATTATCTTTAACCTCCAAAACCCCTTCACAAGTAATGTGATATTTGTTTCCCAAATCTTCAATATAATCTTTTGTTGTTCTTGTTTTTGATGTTATAATAATGTCAGAAACCAACGTTTCTTCACCATCACATATTAACCTCCAACTATCATTATCATCTTTTGAATGTGTGTTGTATCTTATTTGGTATGTTTTTTCTTGACTCATACTTTTAAATATTCTATAACATCATTTTGTATTGACTCATCAACCATATTTCTCCAGGTATCATCACTATTTTTGATTGATTCTCTAATTTTTGTTGCAGAAATAAATGCCAAATCTTTTGGTGGAATAAACTCATTAATTTCATAACCTACACCCCTACCAAAGTTAACTGATTCAATATCCGGAATTGACATAACTTTTACGTCGTGTCCTTTTGAATGGTGATATTTTTCAACCATATTGATTGTTTGTTCAGTTGTAAATGGATTTTTTTCGTCCGGTTCAATGTCTCTTACCATAATAAGTGCGGGGACCCCTTCGTTTAACTTTTGTTCAATTAACTGAAAATGACCCAAATGCGGAGGTTGAAAACGGCCTATAAAAATTGCATATTTTTTATCTTTATTATTTGTTGGTTCACCCCCGTGATTGATTTTTTCCCACAAAAAATAAAATGTTATTTTTTTTATTATTTTTTTCGCCAAGTCTTCCGGTGTTGTATTTTCGGTTTTTAACACCATAAAAGGATTTATTGGTTTTTCATAAGGTGAGTCAATCCCGGTAAACATTTTAATTTCACCCGTTCTTGCTTTTTTGTACAACCCTTTTGGGTCCCTTGTTTCACATAATTCCAATGAACTATCAACAAATATTTCAAAAAAATCACTTTCACCAATTATTTCTTTAGCTAACTCCCTATCATTAATAAATGGTGAAATAAATGCCGTTATTGTGATAACACCGGCGTCTGAAAAAAGTTTTGCAGTTTCGGCAATCCTTCTAATGTTCTCTTTTCTGTCATCATCAGAAAATCCTAAATCTTTATTAAGTCCAAGTCTAATATTATCACCATCCAAAATGTACGATAATTTACCCATTTCAAATAATTGCCTTGCTAGTTCATTTGCGATGGTTGATTTTCCTGACCCCGATAAGCCAGTTAACCAAATCACTGGTGACTTTTGTTTTAAAAGATTTTGTCTTTCAAGTTTTGTAACAACTTGTTCGTGTTTTGTTAGATTGTTTTTAGTTGTATCTGAATTCATCGTAGAACCACTTATATTTACTTTTTATATTACTACATACATTGATACCCAAAACTTCTTTATAATCCAATTTTTGTGGTTCAATTTTTTGTTTTATTACGTGATCACCATAAATACCATATACTGAATCATCTTCTTTTGTTACTTGAGCTACGTTATCAAAATCATGTCCTTCATAATAAGGTAATTCAAAATAGTTATATACTCTTTCCATTTGTGTTTTTGGGTCCAAACAAAAGTCCTCAAAACGAATAAATAACATATTTCTTCCGTTACCCTCCTTTAAAATTTGGTACAACCTTTCAATTGCAAGTCCAACTGGTTGGGAACTTGACCAAATATCAATCCTTTTTTCTGTTGTGGTTCCCTTCATTTGTGAATGATTAACAATGCCACTATCAAGGTGCATATTTTTTCTATAGTTCTTCTCCATTGAAGCAAAAATGCCTCTTAGGTCTCTTACCATACATACGACTTTTGCGTTCGGATAAAATGAATTTAACCAATTATAATGGACTCCCCAACCTCTACTTTTATCAACCACATAAGGTTTATCAGTGATACCATTAAAAAACCCTTCAACACCGTTTTTACAAAAGGACAAAAATCCTTTTTTCATTAATTCACCATCTTGAGCTTTGAACTCAGGTGAATTGGTATAGTTTCCTCTTGATGCGTAAATTAATTCCAGTACTCCAGAAGTTGGAGTCGCATAAAATTCTGGATTTTGTGAAATAACATTTTGAAATAATGTTGACCCGGCCCTGGGTAATGAACTTTGAAAAAATATCTTTTTTACCATAACTTGTTTTTTAAATGAATGATAACAAAATAATTTGTTTTTTTAAACCCTCAACCATTTAAAAAATAATTTGTTATTTTAGAATTATCATATGTTTGTTACAAATTGCGATAAAAATTATTTAGTTGGGTTTGAAGTGATGTTAAAATCACTTATTGAAAATAACCCAAGAATTGAGAATGAAAATTTTCCTTTTGTTATTATATCAAATGATTTGACGGACGAAGATTTAATCACGTCAAGAAAAATTTATGATAATATCTCATTAAAAAGATATGATGAATCAAAATATGAGAAAATAAATGAGATGAAAAAAGAACGAATGGCCTTTGGTGATTATACCAAGTTTGAACTTTTTTCAATGGTGGATTTTGATAAAATTATATTTTTAGATTCTGACACCCTTATTTTGGGTAATATTGATTATTTAATTGATTTCAAGGACGATTTTGGTGCGGTTAGAGAATTATTTATTGATCAACACAATACCGGTGTTATGGTTATAAATAAAAAATATTTAAATACAAAAATAACAACAGACTTAATTAAATTAACCGAATTGTACGGAATTACCGAACATTTGGATCAGGACATAATCAATAACTATTTTTTGGATGTTATAACCGATATTCCGATTTCCTATAACTTTTTGAAAATTTACAATAAAGGAATTTTTAAAAATTTGGGTTTGCCAAAATATGTTAAGATATTACATTATGTTGTTAAAAAACCTTGGCAGAACAAACCACCAGTGTATTTGGAAGAAGGTACATTGTGGCAAGAACGTTATTGGTTTGAATATTATTCTAAAGTTTTAAAATTAAAATTATGAGAAGGGAAGATATAATTTCAGATATTTTGGTAAGAAACAACTACAAAAAAGGTGTTGAGGTTGGAACGTTAAGAGGTGAATTTTCAAAAGCACTTTTGTCCAGATGGAAGGATGGTACGTTGTTTATGGTTGATGTGTGGAGAAAAATTGACGATTATATTGACACAAATAACAACGATGAAGATTCGGGTGTTATTGTTGACTGTATAAAAAACATATCAAAATTTGCCGATAGGGCACATATGATGCGAATGCCTTCAGAAGTGGCTTGCAAGTTATTTTCAGATGATAGTTTGGATTTTGTATATTTGGATGCCAACCATTCATATGATGGTTTTATGACCGATTTTAATAACTGGTTTCCAAAAGTTAAAAAAGGTGGATTAATTGCCGGACACGATTATATGATGATTCATTGGTACGACGGAAAATTTCTTGACAACAACAAAGATAAGGCAATTTATTCTGGTGATAACTTTTTGGGTAATTTCGGAGTTAATACAGCAATTGATGAAATAATCAAAAAATATGATGTGAAAATTAATTTTACTCCAGAATTATTCTCAAGCTGGTATTTTATTAAATGATTTAGAATTTCTGATGATGTGTTTTAATAAACTGATTAACCAATCCGTCTTTTTGTTCTTGTGTTTCGGTTTTAATCCACGACCAAATAAATGATGATTCAAGATTTTTAATTTCTTGTCGTTTCATTTCAATTAATTCCTCAAGCAATAACATATCTTGAACTTCCGGATCAACAGAAATACCCAATTTTCCACAAATTCTATACAGTTCCATTAGGTCATTATCCTCATATGCGTCTTTTGCCGAAATATAAATTTCCAAATGTTCATCAGAACCAATTTTATCTGGATGTGATTTTTTAACAATGTCACGAAATATCTTTTTGATTTTACCTTTTGTTTCATCATCCAAAACCTCATCTTTTATTTTCGGATCTTTTTTTTTCGGTTCTTCGTTTTTGTTCTCATTAATTGGTGGGGGAGGTGGTGGTGGTTTTGGTTCCTCGGTTTTTCTTTTTTCGGCAACATCATTCATAAATGGTTGCCGATATTCTTCAACAACCTCCATTTTATATTCAAAATCTATCATCAAATAATTGTACTCTTGAATAAGTTTGTTCAGTTTTAATTTCTCTAATTTGTCGCTCATTTAATGATAAATATTTTTGGAAACTATTTATATTAAAATAATAGTTATGAAAATAGTAAAACATATATTCCACTTACTTCCAGTTGTTTTTTTGGGTGTTTGTTCCGTACTTTATCCATTTTGGATTAAAGATGGGTACTTGGATGAATTATATCCACTAATCGGTTCATTTGTCGCTATTTATGGTGGTTTTGTCGGATCACTTGTTTGGTACCTTAAATACATTAAAAATAACTGATGGAATATCTAGGGTTTGTGTTATTTGTTTTAGCAGGAGTGAGTGAAGCGGCGATGGATAAATTACAATTTCATTATGACTTATCCATATTCAAAAATCTAAAAAACCAACTTTTTTGGAATCCACAACTTTCCTGGAAAAATAAATATAAAGATAGTGACCCACTAAAAGGTGAGAAATTTTTCTTGTCAAAATCATTACTTGTTGGTTTTACAGATGCTTGGCATTTGTTCAAACTATTAAGAACCCTATTTATTTTTTCCGGAATCTATTTTTTGTTCACACATTGTATATCTCAAACCAATTGTCTTTTATATGTAATAATTGCCAGAATTATTTTTGGATTATCTTTTACTCTATTTTTTAGATTATTTGAGGATTGAACTATTTATAGTTAATGGATTTTTTTATCAAACAAAATAGTAATTTACCCATATTACTTATGGATGTGGTAAGAGACGGTAGAACTGACTCAGATAAGTTGTTTTATGATGAACTAGTAAACGCCAACATTAAATTCTCAATGAGAAGTGAAGATGACGGAATTCAAAAAATATTTATGAAACCTGCATATGTTACAGAAAAAATAAGAAACAACATTGATTCACCCAGAGAATATTATGTGTTTTATAAATGGTCCGGAAAGGACACAAGTAAGAAGGGTAGGTTTGTGGGTGAATTTTTTGCCGAACTTGAAACCGGTGATTTGATTGTACCAATCGGTGAAAATCTTTACATAAATATCATTTGACAAACCGAAAATTAATTCTATTTTTAAGTTAAAGGGAAATCAAAACTTAGTTTTTGAGCATAATAACCCAAATTTAAAATAGATTATATATGGTTCCACAAGAAGAAATTGAACGTTTCCTACACGGCGAGGACGACGAAAAATACATAGTAGCACTAGAGTACGACTACAAAACCGACAAAATTTTTAAGGTAATCCAAGATCCAATCAAAGGTAAACTTTTGAGAATGGATACATTTATTCCATTTGCCTGGGTTGGTGATTTACGTACCAAAAATTTCTATAAAGGTAATAAGGACTTCCAAAAGAAGGCAATGTCCGAGAACGGAATTATTATTGAAAAATTGGAACATCGCGGTGATGAACGATTAAAAACCGGACTTACATATATTGTTAAAACAACAAAATCATATTCAAACCTAGTAAACTTTTTTAAGGGTGGTGGACTTGACCCGTGGGGTAGGGATAACTCTGATTTTATTTCAATCCTTTCACCAGTTGAACAATACTTGATTCAAAGAAACAAAAGATTATTTAAGGGTTTTGATGAATATGATGAAATTCACCGGTTTGTATTTGATATTGAGACCACGGGTTTGGATCCAAAAACCAGTAAGATATTCCTTATTGGTATGAAGGACAACCGTGGATTTTTGAAACTTTTATCGGCCCAAAACGAAGAAGAAGAAAGAAAGATGATTGTGGAATTTTTTGACACAATTGATAAATTAAAACCATCCTTAATTGGTGGGTATAACTCCGCTTTCTTTGACTTCCCATTTATTTTAAAACGAGCTGAAATTTTAAAATTAAATATCAAAAAGATTAGTAAAACCCTTAATCCGGATTACTCTTTAAAACAAAAAGAAGGATTATTAAAGTTGGCAAATGAAATGGAACCCTACACGCAAACCCAAATGTGGGGGTATAACATTGTTGATATTGCGCATGCGGTAAGGAGAGCACAAGCAATTAACTCCGATATTAAAAGTTGGTCATTGAAATACATAACTAAATTTATTGAAGCCGAAAAAGAAAACCGGGTATATGTTGAGGGTGATAAAATCGGAAAAATTTATTTTGAGAATGATAACTATTGGATGAATAAAGAAAATGGGAACTACAAAAGGGTCGGCATTGATTTAAAAATAGATGAAATTTGTTCAAGGAGGGATGATGTATACAAAAAGATATCCGGATCTGAAATTATTGAACAATATCTTGACGATGACCTTTATGAAACGATGGTTGTGGATGAACAATTCAATCAAGCGAATTTCTTACTTTCAAAACTAGTACCAACAACATATGAGAGGTTATCCACGATGGGTACCGCCACTTTATGGAAAATGATTATGTGTGCGTGGTCATACAAACACAATTTGGCAATCCCAAGAAAATTACCAAAAAGAAAATTCACCGGAGGACTTTCAAGGTTACTACAGGTGGGTTACTCAAAAAACGTATTGAAACTTGACTACTCATCCCTATATCCTTCCATTCAGTTGGTTCACGACGTATTTCCAAAATGTGACGTAATGGGTGCCATGAAAAGTATGTTAAAGTACTTTCGTGATACACGTATAAAATATAAAAACTTAGCAAGTGAATTTAAAAAAACGGATCCGAAACTTTCTGTTTCATACGACAGGAAACAATTACCAATCAAAATCTTCATCAACGCATTCTTTGGGTCACTCTCGGCCCCACACGTATTTGCCTGGGGTGATATGGACATGGGAGAACAGATTACGTGTACCGGTAGGCAATATCTTAGACAGATGATTATGTATTTTATGAAACGAGGGTACATTCCCCTAGTTTTAGATACGGATGGTGTAAACTTTGAGACTCCTCAAGGTAGGGACACTTATACCTATATCGGAAAGGGACTTAATGGGTTGGTTGAAAAAGGAAAGGAGTATACTGGTGCTGAAGCGGATGTTGCGGAATATAACGACACATTTATGCGAAATGAGATGGGTCTAGATATTGATGGTGTGTGGCCAACAACTATTAATGTTGCAAGAAAAAACTACGCATTATTAACTGATAAGGGTAAAGTTAAACTTACCGGAAATACCATTAAGTCAAAAAAACTTCAAACATATGTTGCCGAGTTTTTGGATAAAGGACTTAGAATGTTACTTGACGGTAAGGGTGGTGAGTTTTTGGATTTCTATTATGAATATGTGGATAAGATATACAACAAACAAATACCATTAGCCAAAGTCGCCAGTAAAGCTAGAGTTAAACAATCTATTGAGGACTATAAGGTTCATATAACTAAAAGAACAAAAGCTGGGAATCTGATGTCCAGACAAGCACATATGGAGTTACTTATAAGGGAAGGTAAAAATCCAGGACTTGGTGATACCATTTATTATGTAAACAATGGTGTTAAAAAATCACAAGGTGATGTTCAGAAAAAAACTAAAAAAATTAAGGCAACAAAAGAAGAAGTGTTTTTGTATGAAACTAACAACGGTAAACCTTTCCCAATTGAATATGAAGATGAATTAATTTTGAATTGTTATTTAATTGATGAGAAGGAAATTGAGAGAAACCCGGATATGTTGGGTGAGTACAATGTTCCGCGTATTTTGGCTGCATTTAACAAACGAATTGAACCGTTATTAGTTGTATATAGTACGGACATCAGAAAGGATATTTTAATTGAGGACCCAAAAGATAGACCGATATTTACAAAATCTCAAACAGAATTAACTAGAGGTTATCCAAATAAAGAAAAAGATCAAGATACCTTAGATGAATTGTTGACACTTTCTGACATGGAACTTTCGTTTTGGAAAAAGGTGGGTATTGATCCGTATTATATGTATATTGATGATACCATTAATTTGGTTGATTCAGAAAGGGTTGAACATAACAAAAAGTTAATGGAAACACACAAGATTGATAACAAAATTGATGATGAAGAAATTTACGAATTTGATGAAGATGGTGATTTAATGAGTTTGGCTTTTGACTAAGAACCCTTCAAACCGTCAGATGATATTATATACCATATACCACCAACGTTTTTAAATTCAACTGACGCACCCTCACCGATTTCAATTTCATCAAACTCGTCGTCAATTTTACTGTCTGCTTTTATTAAAACATACGTAAGTGATTTTATGACTATATGGTCGGTTGTTTTTGAATCCAAAAACACCTCACAATAATCAACATCCCTAACCACCACAATAAATTCTCCGTTTGTGGTATAACTTTTATTTGTTACAACAACAGAATCCGAAGTTTTAATTTCGTGACCATTTATAATTCTAATTGAAGGCGTGTTTCTATATATTGCCATAATGAATTATATGATATTATATGGGCTATTAAATGGTCTAAATTTAAGAGCTTTATTCATATTTTCAGCCATAGTACCTTTGATTTCCCATTGTTTTTCAGGTCTCAATCTTTCAAGTCTGGTTTTTAATTCCTCCCACAACATGGCTTTTTCATCTTTGGCTTCAGATTGTAGTGTTTGATATTCAAGTGTTAATTCAGAATCTGGTGTTTTTAAGTTACCACTATACTTACCTCTAACTCTGGCTAAGGTTTCTTTACAATAAGCTGTAAACCATCTTCTAACCCAAGTTTGTGCTGGACTATTTAATTCATCCCATCTCGTTTCGTCAATAGGAACGTCTGATGGTAATCTAACAACATCTGGGTTTTTAGCCAAACAATCGTCACGGTCAAAGGTGTTATAGTACCAATACCACACTCTATATTGGTTTCTTTGTATGTTACCAAAATCAAACTTACCACCAGGTACGTTGTATAAATGTAGGGCTTTTTTACCTTCCGGAAGTGCAGTAACTCTATATGTTAAGTCACCGGTAATTAATCTCCTTTTCATTTGGATGTCAGCCATTCTAAGTAATATATCGGAAGCTGGCGTGATGAAATAATTTCCGGTAGTTCCCATTTGAGAAAATCCGGCACCACCACCAAGTCCGATACCACCGAACCCACCAAATCCACCCATAAATGGATCAAAATAAGCAGCATCTAATTCTGGTCTTGCAAACCATAAAAGTTCATTTATTTCTCTACCTGCTGGTATTTCATATATTTGTTGACCTGGAATTAAATCAACATAATCTTTTTCTAACACCCAATCACCACCAGCTTGTAAACCAACAATTTTTGAGTAAGCATACGTATATTGTGTTTCCCAGTCCAAACTTCTGGTTGTAAAAGCTCTCGTCAATGATTGTTCATCAAGGTTTAAACCATAAACTGAGGACCACTGAGATTCAATTAACCAATCATTAACGTGTTGTGAATAATCTTGAATTGAAAGTTCCAACAATGAATCCATCATTTCATCCTCTAACTCAACACCCCTTAGTGGTGCACCCAAAAGATTTCTAATTCTTTTATATAATTTTGATCTTTGTGGTTCTGTAATTATTGAAGTTGACATAAGATATATTTTTTTATAAATATCTTATTGTTTGAATTTTAGAATATCTAGTCTGGTTGTGTATTGGTCATTTACAAAACCCCAATTTACAACTTTCCAAAAGTTTGACACATATTTGTCCCTTTTATTTTTGTATTTTAAATAATATGCATGTTCCCAAACATCCAGTCCCAACAACGGATAACCCCTTTCTTTTTCTGAATTCATTAGTGGGTTATCTTGATTTGCGGTCGTTACAATCTTTAATCTATTTTTATCGGTTAGTATCAACCAAACCCAACCGGAACCAAATCTGGACTTTGCGGCTTCTTCAAACGTATCTTTAAATTTTTCAAACGAACCAAAAGTTTTTTCAATTTTTGTTTTGATTGGATCTTTAATTGTTTGTTTTTTGGGTGATAACATTTTCCAAAAAAGAGCGTGATTGAACGCACCACCACCATTATTTTTAATCGTTGTATTAAATTTTGATATATTTGTTACAATTTCCTCCAAATCCAAATCCTTCCCTTTTATTTTTTCAAGTTCCACATTTAGTTTTTCAACATAACCCTTGTAGTGTTTTGTATAATGTGTTTCCATTGTTTCTGGGTCAATAAAACTTTCAAGTGAATCATATTCATACGGTAATTTTTCAACACTGACTTGTTTTATTTCAGATATGATTTGTGAGTTATTAAATGATTCAATATTTAATGATTCCTCAAGTTTTGTTATTTGTTCGGAAAAACTTTTATAAATTTTTGGTAGTTCTTCTTTATGTGTTTTTTCAAACTTTTTCATCATTTGTCCAGCAATAGCATTTGCTTCGTCCTCGTTTTTTCCACCAATTTCCGGACCTTTTTTTCTTCCCAATACAGTCCTTTGATATTCGTGCACCCATTCGTGAACTAAGGATCTAAGAACATCTCGGTTTAGTCTATCTTTAACCAAAATTTTTAGATGATGTGTTGAGGTTCTACCACCAGTTGACATTTCACTTGTTCTCTTTTTCAAAAAATCAATAAATACATCTTTTTCCAATGGATATTTTATTTTTAAAAAAGATATAAACTCCTCAATTAATTTTTGTTCTTCTTTTGAAACGGTGTCGTGATAAGTTATTTTGACATTCATATAATATAAATATCACCTACTAGCAGAAATCCGATTGAGCATTTCTTCAATAACTGAAGCCTCGTCCATTAGATTGTCACCCATAACGGTTGATATTATTTTTTTCTTTCTTTCAAGGATGTCATAAATCATACCCTCAATTGAGTTTTGGAATAAAGGGTAATATACTGATGTTGATTTTTTTTGACCGATTCTATGTGAACGATCTTCAGCTTGAGCATGTTCTGCTGGAACAAATGAAAGGTCGTTCATAATAACAGCTTCGGCCGCCGTTAATGTGATTCCAGCCCCAGCGGCTTTTAAATTTCCAACAAACACTTTAATTTTGTCATTTGTTTGGAATTGGTCAACGGCTTGTTGACGGTGATTTTTGGAACAGGAGCCATCCAAATATACGGCACTTTTTCCAAAATGATTATAAATTTCTTGTAATGTGTCTGTAAAGTTTGTGAATATAATTACCTTTTTTTCTTGCTCAATTATATTTTCAGCCAACTCAATTGTTGATTTTACTTTTTCATTCGCAATAACCTTTCTTACTTTCATTAATTTACCAAACTGAATGGTAAGTGATGATGATTCCTCTTTGTTTGAATTAAACCAATCATAATATTCACCCATCATATCCTCATATTCTTTTGATTTTAAATTAAGATATACTGGAGTTATTATTTTTTCTGGCAAATCCAGTACTTCTTCTTTTAACCTTCTTAAAATATGTGATTGGGTTCTTTCTCTTAGTTCATCCAAGTTTGAGGCACCGGTGACATTCCAGACTTTTTTCTTTCCAACATTGAATTGAAATCCATTACAATATCTTTTTGCGTAAGCCATCCAATTGACCGATACCGGACATTCAACAAGTTTTAATAAGTTGAAATAGTTCATTGGTCTGGATGTCATTGGGGTTCCGGTTAATAACCAAACACGTTCAATTGATGATGCGATATCATTTACTATTTTGGTTCTTGCCGCCTGGGGGTTGGATATCATATGGGCTTCGTCCATAATAACCAAATCAAAATTGGCTTTTAATATTTCAGAATTTTCTTTGTTTTTTATGTCGTGGAAGTTTTTTAAAATATCATAATTTATGATTACAATATCGTACTCGGTTGAAAATTTCTTACCTTCCGAAATAAAAATTGATTTGTCGGAATATATCCTTATTTCTCTTTCCCAGTTTAGTTTTAATGATGCTGGACAGATTATAAGTATTTTTTTTGCCCCAGATTCTAACACCGCAACCACGGCTGACGCTGACTTACCTAGTCCCATGTCGTCCGCCAGAATATACTTTTTATTACCAACCAGTTTTTCAATTGCCACCTTTTGATGTTCCATTGGTGGTCTAGAAATATATTTGGAATAATCAACAACAACATTTTTAACTTCGTTGTCCTTTATAATGGCGGATTTTGGTATCCAGAAGTCATGTAAGGTTTCACCACTGAATATTTTTCCCCAAATATGATACGACTTATCTTTTTCAACCAACAACTTCTCAACATATATTTCTGATGGTTCTTTTGTGTACATTTTATCTTCCATCATTTTTTTTCCAAAATAGGAATCCAATTTAACCCATTTTTTGGCAACCTTGGGATTTCTACCGTGGAAATTAATTATATACTCAGCTTGTGATCTTGTTGGTGTGAATGACTTACTATTTTGTTTTTTGTTTTTTAACGCTAGGATATAGTTGTTTGACCCAATATATTCATCAAGTAATTGGAGGGCTCGTGTCTCTGGAGTTTTTGAAATTAATTCTTCCATTAATTAAAAATTAAAATAATCAATTTTGTTTTAAAATCAACTTTTAATTAACTTGGATATATTTATAATAAAAAATAAATTTAAAAAAATTATAAAATGAAAAAAATAATTAGATTAACGGAATCAGATCTTACAAGAATTGTAAGACGAGTTATTAGAGAATCTGAGGAGGAATCTTGGACTGATGAAGATCAATCTGAGTGGGACGACATTAGATCAAAAGGGCCATACTTAAAGGATTTTGACAATGATATTTCAAAATGGGAACCAGAATTTGAAAAATGGAAAAACAATCCAAGATACAAAGAATTAGGTGATAAAATGTCTAGAACTAAACATAAAAATTCATCACTAGACACTACACCAGAATTTGGTTCTTGGTCGGATGAAGAAGAAATGGAATATCAAGATATCAGATCTAAAGGTCCATATTTAAAAGATTTTGATAATGACGTTTCAAAATGGGAACCTGAATTCGCAAAATGGCGTAACAACCCAAGAAATAAAGAACTTAGTGATAAAAGGGTTAAAAGAGATAGAAGTAAGTTTAAATAAAAAAAATAAAATGGTTATATTCCCCTCCCTAAAAGAGGGGTTTTTTGTTTTATAGATATTTATTAGTATGACACAAAATAGAGTACCTATTACGAGGTTAAATAAGTTTTTTTCTGCTGCGGACTACGAACTTGAGATCTCGCTTGGGTCCGAATGGATGTACGGAGACATGAACTTTACCGTTGTTTTATATAGAGTGGACAGACAACGCACAAATAATGATGATGTTTATGGTGAGGCCCTTTCTTCCGGAATTCAATTTATGGCTCCGATTGAGGTTAAAGGGTTGGTTAGGATTGACACACCAACAAATACGGATTACGGTTCCTCAAGAGTTTCACAAATAGAACCGGGTAATATGACATTTAGTGTTTACCAATCACATTTAGATCAATTGGCTATTGAAATTTCATTAGGTGATTATTTGGCCTATTACGAAACCGAAGATAGAGTTAGGTATTATAGTGTAGTAAATGACGGAAGGGTTAACTCCGATATGAAACACACTTATGGTGGTTATAAAAAATATTATAGGACAATAATTGCGGCTCCTGTAACAAATGATGAATTTAACGGAATATAATGGCTTTCCCAAAAAAGATTAAAAAACATTTACCTTTGGTTCCAAAAAAGTTTGGTACGGAGAGGCGTATGGAATTAATTGAAGATGTGACAGATAATGGCACGTATTTACCGAAGGGTGTTTTACATGCTGATTTGGATAAAGGTGTTTTGGATTTTGTCAAAGAAAGATTAAAACTAGTTGTGGACGGAAAAACAGTACCGACAGTTGATAAAATCATTACAACACAAAGTTGGTCACAATTTACTGAAACATGGAAATTTCAAGATTTGGATAAAAATGTTTCATTACCTTTTATAATTACCGTTAGACAACCTGAAGTTATATATGGAAAATTTCAAGGAGGTGCCGCAAATATTCCGGAACGTTTAAGGTTTTTTTATTATTCAGTTCCAACTTGGGATGGTGATAGGAAAGGTGTTGATGTGTATAAAATACCTCAACCCGTACCGGTTGATATCACTTACAATGTTAAAATATTTTGTAATAGAATGCGTGAACTTAATGAGTTTAATAAAATTATGATGCAAACGTTTACATCAAAACAAGCGTACACTCAGATTAAGGGTCACTATATGCCGATGAAATTGGCGGATCCAACTGATGAATCCGTTAAAGAAATTGAAAAAAGAAAATATTATATTCAAAATTATAAAATAACTCTGATGGGTTTTTTATTGGATGAAGCCGAGTTTCAAGTCTCACCCGGTATAACTAGACAAGTTACAATGTTTGAAGTTGATCCATTAAACAAATCAAGAAAGGTAAACATTCAACCACCACGACCAGATACGTTTGACTTGAATTTATTATTTGTGTCCGGTAATACACAACTTAGTGAAGTTTTTAGGTATACTGCCGATATTAAAATTCAAAACACAACAAATGTTGATACTTATTCTGTTTTTATAAATGGAAATTTTGTTGGTTCGGATTTGGAAATAATTCAGATTAATGATGGTGATACCCTAGTCGTTGGGGTAACCAAAACAAATCCATTAGAAGAATCTACCATTAATACAATTGCACATTTAGTGACCTAATTTTTACTCTCCGTAAATATCTTTTTCTTTTTGACAATTTTTCAATATAAGTGATTCCAAAAACTTATATATTTTCAAACCTTTTTCTTCACAATATTTTTTGAGAACTTCGTGAGTTTCTTCTGATATTTTAAGATTTTTAATTTTTTTCATTGTTTTAATGGTTTTTAAAAAGGAAGAAAAAAATCTACCTTTTTTCTACCCTATCTTAAATAATTATGAGTCAGCGGTGTTTTTTGCAAAATTTCAATGTATTTATATTAAAATAAATGTTTAAATTATAATTAATAATGGCATCAACTAACAAAGTATTTGTATCTCCAGGTGTTTATACATCTGAAAGAGATTTAACTTTTGTGGCTCAAAGTGTCGGTGTTACAACTCTAGGACTTGTAGGTGAAACTTTACAAGGTCCGGCGTTTGAACCAATCTTTATCACAAATTATGATGAGTTTCAAGTTTATTTCGGTGGAACAAGCCCCGAAAAATTTGTTAATACTCAAATCCCAAAATATGAGGCGGCATATATTGCAAAATCATATTTAACTCAATCTAACCAATTATTTGTAACCAGAATCTTAGGATTGTCTGGTTATGACGCGGGACCATCTTGGTCAATAACAACAATTGCAAATCCGGACCCGTCAACTGTAAGTGCGACAGGTATTACTGGTTCTCAAACTTTAACTTTTACAGGTACTACTGGTACGAGTTCAAATGTTGTGTTTACTGGTTTACCCGCATTACTTAATGATTTGTTTTATAATACTTACACCACTTTTGAAGGTGGTACTTCATCATTAAACGCCGATTTACAATCTTTTGTTTCAACACAAATTAATAATTTTGCAACGATAGGTTCCGGAGCAACTGGTGGTAACGCATTATTCTGGGGCCCTGTGAGTTCATCAACATTTAATTCAGTTACTGGTGTAACCGTATTTTCAAATGCGGTATCTGCAACAACAAATGTACTAGGTGTTGACTCTTTAATACTTGAAAATTCAACATTGTCAAGTGAAGTAAACGATGCTTGGTATTATGCTTTGTTTGATTATACAAAAGTAGCTAGTGTTGGTTCATATTATGGTTATGGATTTGGTGTTGCTTTAAGTAATATTGGAACTGGTACTACAGTGACTGAATTTACTGGTACTTGTACAGTTTATGGTACACAATACACATCTGACCCATACAGCGATTTCGATGATATGGTAGTTGCTACTTTAAGATCAAGAGGTATTACGACATATTCATCAACACAACACGGACCAAGATACGAAGTATCGGCAACATCTGACGCTTCAATGGTATGTGCTGGTTCTTATTCCGGTATTTCAAAAAATCCATTCGGTACGTTTGTAATTAGTGGGACAACATTTGACAACGACACATTTAGTTTTGAAACATCAATGGACTCGGCAAGTACAAATTATTTATCAAAAGTATTTGGTAGAAGTAATTTTGGTAAAGATAGAACTGAAGTTCCTTTATTTGTTGAGGAAGCTTACTCAAGTTTATTATTAAATGGTTATAGAGACGGTAAGGTTAGAGGTTTATATTGTGACTTCATTGAACTTGATAGTGCCGAATCATTAAATACAGATTCAATCGGATTCTATTTGGAACAATACCAAACACCGGAAACTCCATTTGTGGTTTCAGAATTAAGAGGTAATAAAGTTTACAAATTATTTAAGTTTGTATTGATTTCTGATGGTAATGCGGCAAATAGACTTGTTAAATTATCTATTGGAAATATTTCATTTGCTAATGGTACGTTTGATGTTTTTGTTAGAGATTTTTATGACAATGATCAAAATGTAAGAGTTATTGAAAGCTTCACAAATTGTTCATTAGATCCAAACTTAAATAATTACGTGGCAAACAAAATTGGTACTTCAAATGGTGAATACCAAGTTAAGTCAAAATACATTATGTTGGAGATGAGTGACGAGGCACCAACCGATGCTTTACCTTGTGGATTTGAAGGATATGTTATGAGAGAATATGCGAACGCAAAATCACCATACATTATTTACAAAACAAAATACTTACAACCAGGTGACGTTATTTACAACCCTCCTTTTGGTTCAACAAATGGTGGTGACAATCCAGTTATCTCAAATGGTGAAAATCCAAGAAGGGCTTATTTGGGTATTTCAAATATTAGTGGAGTTGATTATGATTTCTTTGATTACAAAGGGAAAATAGTCCCACCTAATTTAGGTACTGACACAACCGGCCCACAATGGGGTTATTTAACACAAGGATTCCACATGGATGTAAACGCAAGTGCTGTCACAATTCCAAATAGATATGTAACTTCTGGAAATCCAGCATTTGAAGTAGGTGTATCATCATTTAATACAGAACCAGAAGATTCTGACAATGCTTACTACAGATTAAACACAAGAAAATTCACAGTATATGCCTACGGTGGTTTTGATGGTTGGGATATCTATAGAGAAAATAGAACAAATGGTGATCAGTTCGCTTTAGGTCAATCTGGTTATAAATTTGGTGCTGAAGCATCCATCACTTATCCTACCGCATCTGGTTGGGGTTCATTTAAACAAATTAGTGGTCCAAACCAAGAAAATTGGGCAAATACAGATTACTACGCTTATTTGTGGGGGCAACAAACTTTTGCTAACCCAGAAGCAACAAACATCAATGTGTTTACAACACCAGGAATTGATTATGTAAATAACTCAAACCTTGTTGAACTTGCAATTGATATGGTTGAAACTGATAGAGCTGACTCAATTTACATCTGTACAACTCCTGACTTCAATATGTTCTTACCGACATATAGTGATGTGACTGAAGGTTTAATTTACCCTCAAGAGGTGGTTGACAATTTGGATAATACTGGAATTGATTCAAACTATACTGCAACTTACTATCCGTGGGTACTAACAAGAGATAGTGTAAATAATACTCAAATTTATTTACCACCAACTGCTGAGGTAACTAAAAACTTGGCATTGACTGATAACATCGCGTTCCCTTGGTTTGCATCTGCTGGTTATACTCGTGGTATTGTTAACGCAATTAAAGCACGTAGAAAGTTAACTCAAGACGATAGAGATACACTTTATAAGGGTAGAATTAATCCAATTGCAACGTTCTCAGATGTGGGTACTGTAATTTGGGGTAACAAAACTCTACAAATTAGAGAATCTGCTCTTGACAGAATTAATGTTAGAAGATTGTTGTTACAGGCTCGTAAATTGATATCTGCTGTTGCTGTTAGATTGTTGTTTGAACAAAATGATGATAAGGTTAGACAAGACTTCCTAGACTCAGTGAACCCAATTTTGGATTCAATCAGAAGAGATAGAGGTTTGATTGACTTTAGAGTTACAGTATCTAACACTCCAGAGGATTTAGACTCAAACACATTGACGGGGAAGGTGTACCTAAAACCGACAAAAGCACTCGAGATGATAGATATTGAGTTCGTAATTACACCAACTGGTGCTTCTTTTGAGAACATTTAATTCAAAAAAAAGAAAAAAAATAAATGGAAGGGGAGTAATTTACTCCCCTTTTGTATATTTATAAATAAAAAAGTATGGAAATCTCAAAAAAAATTATTGTTGAGTCACTTAACTTAGATGATAAAAATAACAAAACTTTTTCATCTAAAAAACAAAATGTCATTTTGAGTGAATCACAATTGGAAAATTTATTAAAAAAACTAAAAAAAGATGAACATAAAAAAACACGTTCTTAACGAAATTAAAAAAAGAAACCAAACCATTAAAGAAGGTATGACTGAGGAAGGTACTCCGGACTCAAAATATTATGCTTTTGATTGGGACGATAACATTTGTTATATGCCAACCAAAATAATGGTTTTGACTGAAAATGAAGAAGAAGTAGGTATGTCAACTGAGGAGTTTGCTGAACATAGACATCAGATTGGCGTTGAACCTTTTTCATTTAAAGGGACGACAGTTGTGGATTATGCGCCAAGCCCTTTTAGAAACTTCAAAGAGGAAGGTAATAAGAGATTCATCATTGACTCAATGATTGCAAGCCCTGGACCATCCTGGAATGATTTTGTGGAGTGTATTAATGGTGGTTCCATCTTTGCGATTATAACCGCTAGAGGACATAATCCAGAAACATTAAAAGAAGCGACATACAACTTTATTATTTCAAATCACAACGGAATTAATAAAAACACATTAGTGGAAAATCTAAAAAAATATAGACACTTCGCTGATGATACCGTAAAGGAAAATATTAATTTAAAAGTATCTGATAAGGAGTTGATTGATGAATATTTAGATATGTGTAGATTCCATCCGGTAACTTTTGGTGAAGGTAGTGCTGCAAATCCAGAAGAAGGAAAAATAAAAGCACTTAGATCATTTATTAATTATTGTAAAGATTTGGCTCAAGAAATTGGAAAAAAAGCAATGTTTAAGAATGATGTTGAGAATCACGAAATAATCCCTTTTATTGGTTTTTCAGACGACGACCCAAGAAATATTGAAAAAATGAAAGAATTTTTATCAAGTGAATATGAAAAAAGTCCTGTAAGAACTTATTTAACTAAAGGAGGAGAGAAAAAAGAAGTTTAATATTATTTATTAGTTAATTTATATATAAAGGATAATTTTAAAATAATTGAAAGTAAATAGAAAAAAGTTTTAAGATTAAATAAAACTCATTTTAAATAATAAATTTCCACAATCATAAATTTTTCTAATTCCCCTTTCTTCCATAATTTCGGATTCACTTTTATTTTTATCAAAACCCAAACTCACCAACACATCTTTCCTATATTTAAATCTGGATTCCCTTTTCTTACTAACAATATAATAATAATTAGGAACGGTTTCCTTAACGAAGGAGAACCCCAATTTTTTATATAGGTTACCATCACTCCATCTTTTATCTGCGTAGCTTATTATTTCTTTTGGTGATTGATCCGAAATAAATTTCTTGAGTAGTTTAGAAGCTCCACCAACAACAATATGGTTTAATTTATTACAGAACCGGAGTAACTCATATTCATCGTTTTTACTTTGTTTGAATCCAAGGTTTAGCCGTTTTTTACCAAAAGTCATAATGGATACCAATTCTGAATTATAATAAAGACCCAAGTTAAACTTACTACCAACGGGGCCTTGTATGTGATTTTCAATTAAAAATTGAGTTTTTGTTTTTGTGTCAACGTATTTTATTTCACATTTTCTTGCAAAAATACGTGTTTGAGTTAATCCCAACAATGTTTTAAGTCTACTTTTTACGATAGACGAGTTATATGTCCACTCATCTTCAAAGATATGTACCAACCTTATATTTAATTTATTACAATCCTTAGTTTTATTATAATGGTAATTATTTTCTATAAATTTATCGGAATGCCAAAATAATCCATTAAATTCAATGGCCAAACTATAATCTGGAATAAAAATATCTAACTCTTGACCTTTAAGTAAGGTTCTGTCACCCTTAATGTATTTAATATTTAATTCACCTAAGAATTCACAAATTTGTTTTTCTTTTAATGATTTTAATTCGTTTAACGGGTTATCCATTAAAACAATTTTTCTTTTTATAAAATCAACAGTACTTAAACTGGTATTTTTTCTAACTCTTTTACGTCTAACGTTTGGTAATTTCAGAGGGGACGACACACCATATTTTATAAGATTTGTATTTTTTATTTTTTCTTTTGTTGAATCAAGTTTTGCGATATGATTTACATTATGTTTTTCTATTGTTTTTGTTTTAATATAATCTTTATCTTTAAAAAGATTGTCTACACCGTATTTTTCTAAATGAGTTTTTTTTATTTTATTTTTAATCTCATCAGAACAAATTGGAGCGTTACCTCCATATTTTTCATTATTGGTGTTTTTAATTTTTGTTTTTTGAATTTCATTTTTGTTGGAACATACTTTTGAACAATATACCCCATAACCTTCTTTTAAAGATCTTTTAAATTTTAGTTGAATATTACAGGTCGGACATACTGGTTTGTTTGGTTCTTCATTAATAAAATGCCAGATTTTTTGTATGAAAGGTAAGTCGTTTAATTCGTCGTTGCTGTAATCAATAATTTCAAAATATATATCTGGATAATTTTTTTTTAAAAAGGACTCTTTAGTTTTGATACCGTTTTTATTATTTTCTATAAAAAAATTAATTAAATCCATTTTTTTTTACTTTACAATATATTTATGAGTAATGTGAATTGTATAATTTACAAATATAAACATAAATATTTAAAAAAACAAGAAAATGGCGGATTTATTAATGAAAATGCCCATACAATACGAACCGAAAAGAAAAAATAGGTTTATATTGAGTTTTGATTCTTCTTTAGGTATCAATTCGTGGTACGTAGAAAGTGCAAGTAGACCAAAAATTACAATAGGATCAAAAGAGATTAAGTTCTTAAACACTGAAACTTATGTTGCTGGTCAATTTAAATGGGACCCAATTACAGTGAAATTAAGAGATCCGATCGGACCATCAGCGGCACAAGCTGTTATGGAATGGGTTCGTTTACACGCCGAATCTGTAACTGGACGTATGGGTTATGCTGCGGGTTACAAAAAGAATGTTGATCTTGAAATGTTGGACCCAACAGGTGTTGCTGTTGAAAAATGGATTTTAGTTGGTTGTCAGATAACTTCTGCTGGATTTGGTGACTTAGGTTACACTGGTGATGATTTGGCCAATATTGATATGACAATTCAACCAGATAGATGTATTTTAGTTTACTAAGATAGTTTTTTTCATATGTTATAATTTAACCCACCTCATTGGTGGGTTTTTTGTTTACATTGAATATGTTGGTATTATGTTTTAAACAAAAAGTATTATGGAAGATGAAGTAAAATATGGACAAGATAATTTTTCGCTACCTCACGACGTTATAAGTTTACCTTCAAAGGGTATTTTTTATAAAACAAAAAAAGAAGCCGTTAAGGTTGGGTATTTAACCGCCAATGATGAAAACATATTAATGGCACCAAACGTTAGTAGAGATGGAATAATTTTTTCATTATTGAGACAAAAAATATATGAACCTGGATTTTTAATTGATGAAATGATTGATACGGACGTACAAGCCGTTTTGATTTTTTTAAGAAACACCGCGTTTGGACCTGAATATAATTTTACAATCACAGATCCGGCAACCGGTAAAAAGTTTGATGCGACATTATTATTAGATGAAATTAACTACCTTCAACCAAAACATACACCAGATGAAAATGGTTATTTTAGTTTGAAACTACCTAAAAGTAATACGGATGTAAAATTAAAACTATTAAATATTGGTGAACAAAGGGAAATAGATAAATTAACTGACCAATACCCACAAGGCATGGTGGCTCCGGTAATTACTAAACGTTTGGAAAAACAAATTGTAGAATTAAACGGAACCAACGATAGATTAAAAATTGCACAATTTGTTAATCAATTACCGATATCTGACTCCAAACTTATTCGTAGTTTTATGAACGAATGCGAACCTAAACTAGATCTTGAAAGAAAAATTATGACCCCGTCTGGAGAAGAAGTGATTGTTAACATCACTTTTGGGGTAGAATTTTTTCGGCCTTTCTTCTAACTATAAGACAAGTCAATTAGACGAAATTTATTATTTGGTTAAAATAGCCAACTTTACCTATTCAGATTTACTCAATATGCCAGTATATGAGAGAAAGTATTTTGTTGAAAAATTAATCAAAGATTTGGAAAAACAATAAATATCATATTTATTTAAAAAAAACTTATGTTTTGGCAGACAGTGAATGAAACCCCCGAATCAGATCCATTGAATTTTTCAAATGTTATTGGGAGTACTGAATTTATTACCAAAATGGGGGAAGCTATTAAATCAGCTTTAGACCCTAGAATCACTGAGAAGTTTTTTTTGAAATTAGAAGAAGATGCTAAAAAAGCTAACGCATCAATATCTAATCAATTTACCGGAAACGTAAAAGTACTTGAAAATTTAATTGTTGGATTGTATGAAAAAAATATTGAACTTGGATTTCAATATAAAGATACTGCCGACTTTCTATCTTCAATGGCCGGAGAACTAGGTCGTGTTGTACCACTAAGTGAAAAAAATACAGAACAAGCCATCATTTTGGGTAAAGCGATGGGTGTATCCGCTGCTGAAATGGGTAAGATGTATGGTAGTTTTGCCAGTATGGGATTATCTCAAGATGTAGCAACCGAAAAACTTACAAAAACTTTTGATACCGCTAGAAAGTATGGTATTGATGCTGGTAAACTAACCAAAACGGTTTCTGAAAACATATTTAAAGCTCAAGCGTATGGTTTTAAAGATGGTATTGATGGTTTAACAAAAATGGCAGCACAAGCCCAAAGACTTGGTATTAGTATGGAAATGGCTCAAAACGCCGCAGAAAAAGCTTTTGATCCGGAAGGTGCGATTGAGATGGCATCTTCAATTCAAATGTTAGGTGGTAATATCGGAGCATTAGGTGATCCATTTCAATTAATTAATTTGGCGCAAAGTGATGTTGGAGAATTACAAAATCAAATAGGTAAAGCGTCAGCGTCTATGGTTGATTTTAACAAAACAACAGGTGAGTTTAGTATTTCTCCAGAAATGAGAAGAAATATGAAAGAAACTGCAACTGCTATGGGTATATCAGCTGACGACTATATGAAATCAGCCATAAAATTCAAAAAAGAACAAGAAATATTTTCAAGAATAAATACTGAAGGTTTTACAGAAGAACAAAAAAATTTAATTGGTGCTTTTGCTGAAATTGGTAAAGGTGGTGAGGTTAAAGTTAGAATTCCGGGTACTGACCAATTACTGGATGTTAACGAATTAAAAGATAACTCAAAGGCAATGAAAGCTTTAGAAAAAGCTCAAGAAGATGCTGGTAAAGATGCAAAACAAGTGGCTTTAGACCAACTAAGTGTATTAAATAATATAAACAATTCATTAAGAGATATTTCTTTGCAAGGTGTTAGATCTGCTTTAGTTAGTAAAGGGGGTGAACTTTCTTTAAAAGACCAAATTATTGAAGCGAATAAAATACGAGCTGAAGAAGAAAAATTCGGTTATGATAAACTAAAAGAAGGTATTGGTAAAGTTGTTGGTGCCGAAATGGAGGCATACGTTACTACAATTCAAACAGTAAATAATACATTGGTTGGTGCTTTAAAAAGCGAAGAACTTAATAAGGGTTTAAATATATTTGTAGAAACAGCTAAAATTGGTTTTAAAACCATTGAAGGTGCGGTTATAGTGTTAGCTGATGTACTAAAAGGGAAACCAGATGTTGCGTTAGAAGATTTAGAAAAAACAGTTTCAAAAATTAAAGAAGATAGTAAAAAATTATTAGAAAATACTGGTATGGAACCAGAAAAAATTAAAGAAAAAGTAGATAATCTGGGTGTGGAAATAGACACAAAAAAAATACAAGAGATAACTCCAATTTTAAACGAAACAATACAAAAAGATATAAATGAAATATCTAAAATTGAAACAAAAAAAGAAGAAAAAATTAATACTCTTAAAATAGAAGGTTCAACTGATGTGAACCTTAAAATAGAATCAAACATACCAAATGACTTATTAACCAAAATAATTGACACACCAGAACTTAAAAACACGATTATGGCGACAGTTAATGAAAGATTAAGTAAAGGTTACTCCGAAAAATTAATCAACGCAATAACTACCGGTTAAAAAATACGAAATTGTCTATTTATTAATAAAAGAAATAAATGGAAAGTCCTTTATCATTTGACTCAACAGAAAATTTTAGAAAGAAACTACTTGTTAGAAATTTAAAACCTTACAAGGTTGAAAATGGTTTCACATCAAATGATATTGTTGCGCCAAATCAATATCAAATTGTTGATTATTCAGTTATTGATAGTCCTAGTGTTGAAGTAATCGGAGAAATTCAAGAGAGTTCACTATATCCACTTAACAAATACGGACCACAAGATAAAACATCATATGGTAATACCGTAAACATAAATTTAAATTTAAACACTCAAACAAACTTTGGTGAATACGATTATTCTGATTCATTTGGATCCAAACTTGAACTAAATGGAAACATACAAGAAAGTTTATTATACATCAAAAATTTGTATGGACCTACCCAGTTTGGAACATCTTATGGTGATACTGTAAATATAAATAAATTATATCAAGTTAATACTAACCTTGGACTTTACGGTTATCCAAATTCTATCAATTCAAAATTAGAACAAATAGGAAACCAAAAAGAAATTGATTTAATTGTTAAAAATGTATACAAACCACAAACTAATGATTTTGGGTCAACCAAGTGGTCAATTAATGATGACCTTAATATTGTTACAAATGGTAATGGCGAATATACAATTACTGACACTATTGGTTCTAGATTGGAACTACTTGGAAATCAGTATGAAATATTAAACAAAATTAAAAATGTTTATAAAAATCCCGGTGATGATTTCGGTTCAACCGTTTATTGGATTAATAATGATTTAGTTATTAATACGATAGGTGAGGGACTTTATTCAATTACGGATACACAAAACAATTTATTGGAACAATTCGGAACCCAACAAGAAATCAATTTAAGGATTAAAAACAAATATACACCAGACAACAACAATGATTATGGTCCAACAAGATGGAATATTAATAACGACAGGGTTATGGGTTCAAACGAAGGTGAGTACAATTTTAGTGACACAATTGGAAGTCAATTAGAAAAAGATGGATTAATTGAACAACACGACGCATATGTGGTGAATAGATATGTACCAGGTGATGGTTCATATAAAGTATTAACCATTGACGATGTACAAATACAAACAACTAGTCAAAGGTATTATAATTCAGCACAATCTTTTGTTTTTGTACCATCAGAGTATAGTCCATTAAGTATATTAACAAGTAGCGACCCGTCTGGTTCAAACGGTTCCTTATCACAGGATTCGGCATTAGCGAATATCGGTGCAAAACAATTACAAAAAGAATTTAAATTTAGGGTTGCCTCTGAGTTACTATCCGAAACAATAGGTAGAGTAAATAACCTTGAATCAAGTATAGATCCGGATAGTGGTGAAATATCAGTTAAACCAAAATCAGACCCATTTAATGCTGCGGGTATTATTAGTGGTAATGTTCCACTTTTAATTAGAAACTATAAAGTAACATCACCAGATACCGCTATTGGTAAAGCAATAGGGTTTGCCGGTAAACTTGCCGGACTTTATTCGTAACAAATACGGTTATGGGTGCGATTAGAAGTATAACATCAAAAAATATCAGACGCGGTTCTGATTTGTTTTTAGCTTTTACTTCACCAGCAACAAGAGACTTATTGTGGGGTCAGTTATTTTATAATGAGTTTAGACCAGATTATAGATTAAATTCATTAACAAACCCAAATTTATTTTCACCTAAACCTAATTTTTATGTCGGTACCAGAAAAAATTCAATTACCGATATAATCTCACCAGTAACAGATTTACCGGAATATAAAAATGGTAAAACATTAGATTCGGCCGTTTATGGGTATTCTGATGTTGCAAAAGAATATGAAGGTGACACAATATCTAAAATATTTTTCGGATTAAATACGAGAAACTTTTACGATGGCAACGTTGCAATTACAAGTAATTTTAGTTGGTCAACACAAAAAAGTTTCTTTATTCCAGGAAGAAAAGCTGGAAGACAAGGTAGGCAAGAATTTGATTCTTCATCTGTTTTTTCATCTGAAATTAAAAAACAATTTACGGATTCCGAATCAACAAATTATGATTTTAAAGAAGGTTCTTTACTTGATATAACCCAAAAAATTGTTGATGCCGGATCAAGAGACGGTGTTAGAAAATTGGAACATGTTGGAAACGCAATTAATCAAGTTGCAAAAGTGTTTAATGATGGTTATATGGAAATCACAAAAGGTTCACGAGTTATTAAATATGTAACAAAAAATTCAATTGATACTAGCGGTAAAGAATTTGAAGGACTTGAATACTGTAGATTATTCACAAAGGACACACCATTCTACACGTATGGTCAGTTACAAAAAACCGATGGCAACATTAGGAAGTTTGGTTATTCTGTTTTGGATAACACTTACAATTTGAACATTGCACCGATGAATGATAAAAACGGTCAATCAACAAATATTGTTGATGGTCGTGTTAAAAAATATATGTTCTCACTTGAGAATTTGGCATGGAGAACATCAAACAAACCTGGTTTTACTGTTGATGATTTACCGGCATGTGAGAAGGGACCAAATGGGGGAAGGATAATGTGGTTTCCACCTTATGACTTAACGTTCTCCGATGAGTCCAAACCGGATTTTGAAACTGTAAATTTTATCGGTAGACCAGAACCAATTTACACTTATAAAAATACATCACGTTCTGGTAGTATAAGTTGGACAATATTGGTGGATCATCCATCCATATCAAATTTATTAATTGATCAAGAGTTAAAAAGTGTAACACCAGAATCCGAAGTTACCAAAATTATGGATTCATTTTTTGCCGGTTGTTTAAAATATGATTTATATGACTTGTCCAAAAAGTTTGTTCAATTTTCACCTAATGACATTCAAGATGCTATTAATTTTGTTAAAACAAAAGAGGACGTACAAAAAGTTTTAAAACAAACACCGCCGAGTCAAACAACAAGTGAGGATACTACACAAAGTACAATAGATGAGTTAAATGATAAAAATAAAGAATATTTTATGTTCTTTGAAAACGACTTACCTAAAAAAGATACGGACAATGATTTTGCTTATTGGTTTAATGAATATAAAAACAACAAAACAAATTACCAGTCAAATGGTAAAGATAAAATTTTTGCTTATACAAAAACTAATTTAAACCCTGGATTAAAACCTATAACCCCACAAACCTTACCAAACACTGAACCTGATTTTTCTTTAAAGGAATATATAGACACAAGAGATGGTTCATTGACTGATTTTTTTGAAAATAGTGTTGAAAAATCACTAACAGTACTTGATGATTTTATAAGTAAAATTGGAAAAGTATTAGATTCCGGCGGAAAGGTAACATTTAGTTTACTAGGTTCCGCAAGCTCAACTAACAATCCCGCATCAAATTCGTCACTTTCTAAAAGAAGAATTGAGTCGGTTAAAAAATACATTTTAGCCAAAACATTTAATGGTAAAAAACTAGAAGATTATTATAAAAAAACCTTAACAATTAAAGAAGAACCAAAAGGTGACACGTCAACAAACCTAAAAGACGAAAAATTAAAAGAAATTGATTGTTCTTTAAAATTTGAAAGACCAGACGAAGAAGGTACTTATTCAATTCAGGCGATGGCTTGTAGAAGGGTAAAAATTTCGGACGTACAAGTCAGTCAAGTGGAAAAACCTAAAGAAGAACAACCAGAAAAACCTGAAGGTGAAATACCAAACATATTGGCTGCGGATGTGGATAACACAGAAACTAACACACCACAATCAAACAATTTTAGTGAAACAACAATTAAGGACACACCACTTTATGCTGGAATGACCAAAAAATTAATAAGAAATCTTTTAAGTGAATGTAACTATTTCCAAATGTTACAAGAAAATAGTCCGGTAATATATGACGGAATTAAAAAAAGATTCAAACATTTTCAACCTGCATTCCACTCAATAACCCCAGAAGGTTTAAACGCTAGACTTACATTCTTACAACAATGCGTTAGACCGGGTGACACCATACCTACTGTAAAACAAACCGGATCAGGTAGCTTGACTTTAGATTATCAAGATGCTTTCAACAGTGTGTTTGGGTCCCCACCAGTATTAGTGTTAAGGATTGGTGATTTTTACCATACTAAAATTGTTCCAGATAGCTTGTCAATTAAATTTGATAAAGACGGACTTTATGACTTAAATCCAGAAGGTATTGGTGTCCAACCAATGATTGCCAGTATTACACTTTCATTTAAATTTATAGGTGGTAGTGGTTTAGCCGGACCTATCTCAAAACTACAAAACGCTTTATCATTTAATTATTACGCAAACACTGAAATGTATGACGAACGAGCAGATGTTACTGAACCATTAAATGAAAAATATGATAGTGAGTTTTTTGAGGCGGCAAAATTAAATACACCAACAAACCCACAAATAAAACCAACAAATGAAATTGGTAATACGATTGGGGATATAAAAACATCACAAGAATTATCAGACGGTACTCAAACAGGTACTATTTCTTATGAATCCAAAATGAAAGATTTTATTCAATTAACAAAAACATACACTTCAAAAGTGTATGACACTCTAAAACAAACGAATGAAAAACACTTACTTGGTGGGTTGTATGTAATTAATACGGATAGAAAGTACCAAAATGGTAAATATTATACTAACGATGTTAAAATTTATGGTAAAAGTAACAATTATCAAGATAAAATAGATTTGTTATTTTCTAAAATTAAAGACGATATTGACTCAGGTCAAATACCAGTATTGGGTGGGTTAAACTCACAAAATTTTACAAATCAACAAAAAACAAAAGTTAAAAAACAACTTAAAAAAATGGTTGATGAAAAAAAGACATTATACCTTTCAGATATTGATAACAACAATAATTCAATAACCCAAGAAGAACTAAATTTAGTTAGTATAACCGACAAACTAAATTTTGTAACAAATGCAACCGATGGTTTTATAAATAAAAAAGGTAATCCAATTATATATAACACATCCGGAACGACGCAGGTTGACGTATCCGACACATCATACCCAAATACACTAATAGAACTTCAAGGTGATTATTTAAAAATCGCCGATGATATGAATCAATTTATAACAAAACTTGAAGAGTACCAGATTATTACAACTTCTGAATCTACTACATGGAAAAATAATTTTTCTTTTGACTTGTTGATTGGTGATAGCGTTTACGAAAAAAGATTTAATATGGTTTTTGGTATTGACGTTATTACAGATATCGGTAAATTTATTGATACAATAGTGTCAACACTTAATACGGAAGATAAACAACCATGGAAAAGTTTTATAGCGTCAAACTTGGGATACGATTTAAATACAAACACACAAACGTCAGACCAACAAATATACTCACAATTTAAAAAACAAAAAGATGAAGTTGATAAAAGATTCAAAAAGTTTTTTGATGAATATTATAATAATAAATTTACAAACTACAACCCTTATAACAAAGATAAAAAAAGAATTTTAGATTTTGCAACACAAGTACCAATTACCCCTACAAGTGAACAAAATCTTAAAAATTTAAACTCATCCGTAAATAGTACCGACGATAAATTTAATCTTAAAAAAACATTTAAGTAATGCAATACTACGATAGATATCAAAACTTTTTAATAAATGGTCAACAAACGGTCGTTCCATACGTAAGTATTGGTAGTAGGACTACAGATCAGAGATATGTATACATTAAAAACAAATCACGATTGGATAAAATAAGTTTTGAGAAATATAACACACCTTATTTCGGTTGGTTAATACAAATCGCTAACCCGATTTATGGTGGATTGGAATCTGAAATACCTGATGGATCCATTTTAATTATACCATTCCCTTTAATAACGGCATTGAAAGACTACAAAAGTGCACTAGATAATCATATTTTTTATTATGGCCGTTAATGATCCAACAAAATTTAGACAGATATATAATTTAGAGAACCGTTTGTATGTTGAAGCGGACTATGAAAATATTATACTAATTGACCCAAATAAAGTAGTAAATGGTGGTGGTACTATTGAAGATAGGTTTGTCCAGCAAGAAAATCTTGTTATGTATGCAAACCTTGAAACCAAAATAATCCCAAGAACTAAATTAGCAGTAGGTGATAGTTTTGATACACCGGTTAATAATACTTCAATCGCCTCTCTATCATCAAACGATGAGGATTTGAATATTAATTTTTTAAAACCAAAAGGAAAAAATTATTTTGATACCAGTTGGTCCGATGATTTTACAGGGAGAGGTTCAAGACAAGGACAAGGAACCAATCAAAATCAACAATATTCAGTAGTTGAAAATGGTATTAGTAAAACGAAAACTAAAGTTTTAAATTATGAAGATACCCAAAACCTAGGGATTAAAAATATTACAGTAAAAATTTCATCAATTGGTGTACCAACAGTTGATATGTTATTGACTGACGTTAGAGGTCGTGCTTTGTTTGAACAAGGTGACAACTCAATTTATTCAGTTTTTTTTAACTTACCATACCCAACGTTTTATTTAACACTAAAAGGTTATTACGGTAAAGCTATAAGATATCAATTAACACTTCTTTCATTTAATGCTAAGTTTGACCCAGGAACCGGTAATTTTGATATTACATTAAAATTAATGGGTAGAAATAGTGCGATACTTGCCGATAGTATTTTATCATTCGCTAAACATTCCCCAAAAATGTTTACAACTCAAGTCCAAAAACAAGGTAATACATCATCTTCAACACAGACTGGTAATAATAAAACACAACTATCAATTGAAAATGATACTGTTGGACTTCAAAAATTAAGAGAAGTTTATTCGGTATATAAAGAAAAAAAATTAATAGATAAAACCTTTCCTGAAATTACAATGGAGGAGTTTATTTATAGGGTAAATAAGTACGAACAATCCATTCAAGATAAAATCAAACAGGGTGATTTTAACGTAATAAATGATATTAATACGTATCAAACAACTTTGAATGACTTGAGACAATCAATTTATGTAAATTCAATAAATGATTTTTTGGACACGGGAAGAAGGTTAGTGTATGACGGTGTAATTTATTACCCATATTCAAATGATTTGGAAGATACAAAAAAAGAAGAAGCTAGAAATAGGACTAAAAGTAAATTTGATGAATTAGTACAAAAATTAAAACAAAACCCAAGTTTTGGTGAAAGTGGTACGTACATATTACCAAGTTCCACAAAAAATGAAAATTCTAAAAACAAACAAAACACACAGTCTGGTAAAATTGACGTAAAAGTTAAATTTGATGATTTGTTAAAAGAAATTGACTATAACGTAATTTCAAATGATGATTTTAAAACAACATACGAAATAAATTTTGGTAGAACCCCAAGTGATGAGGAACTTCAAAAATTTATTTTGGAATTTAAGAGTTTTAATGTTACGACACAAACAATCATTAATTCAAAAAAAGAAATAGAACAAACACTACCTATATATTACACTTTTGGTGAAATACCAAATGTTGTTAACAGTTTTAAAACCGATTCGTTTTTAGACTTAGTTCAAAAAATGAACTCAGACTTAACTACAAAAAGAAACAGTATAGAACAAGCACTAACTACCGCGTTGTCCGAAATGATAGTTGACAGTGACGGTGGTTTAGGGTTTCAACCAACAATTAGAAATGTATTTGCCGTTTTATTTGCCGGACTTGATGGTTTTTATAGGATGATGGAAGATGTACATACAAATGCTTGGAACCAAAGAAAAAACCCAACAAGATTAAATTCAATATTACCGCCACAAAAACAAAACGTAGGTGTTGACTCATTGGGTGTGGTTAACGGGAGTTTCCAGTTAAACAACGAAAATACGGTTTATCCATGGCCACAATATTTTGAGAAAGAAAGACAACAAGATGGTACTGAATTATACACAATTAAATATCCGGGTGATGCCAATTCATTAAGTGTAACACAAGGTTACAATAATACAATATGGCCAGAAATAGCCTTTACTGAGGAATTCATTAACGCTTCACTTCAAAAAAGCCCACCTACTGTACCACAAAGTACAAACAACCCGCAAAGTAATACTGAGTTGATGTCAGTAAACCCAATTGAATTTCCATTCAACGACACACCATTTTTGAATAAAACTGAAGTGAACTTTTTGTATGAAATTTTTGAAAGAACATATTTGGCTACACACTACTCAAACATTGAAAGAGGAAAATATAAAGAAAGTCAAATTGATAAAATCTTAGCGGATATTGATGCTGAAAACATTAAAAATAGTTTAACTAATTCACCAAGTTATACTTTGACAAATATATTAAAAAATTTCAAACCAACATACAATCAGTATTTGGAATACTTGAAAAAAATATCAACAGAAGGTACAGGTGAATTCTGGACAAATTATACTAACTCAGAATATAATACGGGTTATATTAAAAATTATTTTAACGAGTACAATAAAATTTATAGTATTGATACCCTAAATGGTGTGTCACTCTCAGTTGGTGGTAACATCCAATTGATTGATAAATTTAAAACTTATTTAAATAGTACTAGTACAGAACAACAATATGTTCTAGATCCTTACCCATTTAATAATCTTAACTGGTTAAAAAATAATTTAGAAAAGGGTGATAGTTTTTTAAGTACACAAGATTTTTACAAAACACAAACATTTTCATATTTAAATGATAAAAAAACAATCGCTAGACTTAATCAAACTGAAACATTAAATAATATTAATTTATTTGTGAATAAATTTGGTTTCACAAATTACAATCAATCATATATTGCGGATCAAACAACTAATTTACCTGTTACTTCTCGTTTTTCATTAAAAAGTTTTTTTACAACGAGAACACAAAAAGATCAGTATTTTACAGAATCATTTGTAAATTATGGTCCTTCTTATTCTGGGAATGTAACAAGTATTCAAACAACGTCGTTATTAAATACACCATATTTTATTAATGCACTACAAAAAGGTGTTGAACTAGAAAAAACAAATAATCAAAACCCTTACGTTAGTTTAGGTTATTTATATCTTAATTCATTACCACTTATCACAACAAAAGAAAAGATTAAAAAAACCGAAAATGGTTTGGAACCCACCGATTTGGATTATTTAGCAGCAACCTTCAATAAATTCTCATCTATCCATCAATTACCATATGTTTGGGTTTTAAAATATGGTTCAATTTGGCACAGATATAAAAAATATATTGATGAAGGGATTGACATTTTAGATGATATCTGGAAAGACTTTGACTATACAACAAACTACGATCCAATTACAAATAACATAACTACCAGTTATTCAGGAAATTGGGTGGGTAACATCGTATTACAATCATCAACTTTAGTACCAAACACGACAAATACAAATGATATTATTACAATGGGGTTTTATCCAAAAGTGATTAATGATGTTTTTAGGTGTTTTTACAAAACAGACCTTGACATATTACAAAACCCATCCGTAACGAATTTTCAGAATGAAAGTGTAGAAAATGGTTTAGTTGTCTCAAACAGTTACACAAGAACTTTTTTACCTGGGTTTGATTTAACAGATCCAATAAGACAACTTACAATTAAAAATTATTATCAATTTTTTAAAACACCAAATGGCGATACTGACAATTATCTTTTGGTACCTAGTATGGGTGGTTTAAATATTAACCAAGCGGAATACGAGTGTTTTAATGATTTGGATAAAATCACAAAAGAAGTATTTAATAATAATGCACTGTATAATGGGTCGGTAAGGTCATTGTGGGGTGTTTCAAACTTTGGTTATTTTGATAATAGTTTGATAAAAAAACCGAATTATAATGAATATTTAAAAACTATTTATACCGATAATACACCACAAACACCGTTTGAACTTAAAGATAGTCAATCCACTTATTCAAAAATTGATGAAATTTTTGCGGTGTTTGAACCAAAAATATTGGATGAGTTTGAAAAGTTGTTTTTAAATTTTTGTAACCCAAAAGATGTGATATCTGATATGGTTTTGTTTGGGGAACAAACACAAGCAACAACAGATACACCGGGTAAAGTAAAAAATGTTGGGCAGAAAAAATTATTGTACCAAATAGAATCTCTTTATTTATTACCAAAAAATTCAGTCACATTAACAAACCAAGAAATTTTGGATGGAAAATTATTAGCCGAAGCACAAACCAAAAATTTTATGGCTAAAGTTGTTGAACTTTTAAATTTTGATTGTGTTTTGAAAATGGGAAATCCAGGAAACTTCAATAGAAAAACCTTTAACTATTTTAGTAGTAATCCAAATTTTAAACCTATTAGTTTTTCTCCATTACCAAAATATATTAGTGGAACCTTACCAGGTGACGGTGTTTTGACAGGTCCTAATGCTTTATTATTGAGTCAAGCTGCAAATGGTTTAGAATGGAAAACACTTAAAAAATACATAGGTGATTTTGATCAAACAGGGATAAAATACACAAATAATGGTTCGGCAATAACTTCATTTTTTATTGACAACGACATAGAGTTTAGTGTTTCAAGTATTGAAACATTATACCCACTTATAAGATTATATGCAAAAGAAAAATTAAAAGATAGTACCTTTAACAAAATTAAATTTATTCAATTAATTAATAGTTTTGTTGTTGAACAAAATACTTTTAATAGTTATGTGTTAAATGAAATAATATCTTTTTTAAATAAAAATTTAGAAGAAGTTAAGGTTAAAACAAATGTGGTTAATAGTACCACATCTGGGAACGTTGTTAAGTTGGAATATTATACGACATTAAAGACAATGAACGATAAGTGGATTGCCGGAAGTGATTTTAAAAACAAAACGATTTTTGAAGATTTCTTATTTTTTGATAGAGCAAATAGGGATATTGGTGATCAGTTTACAATATCAGTAAGTGATTTAGAAAGTTTTTTAACAGACCCAAATAAAAATTACTTAGACCTTGTTAGTAAAATACTAGAAAAAAATAATTTCATATTTTTTGCTATGCCAGCATACGTTAATTTTTATGGGATTCAAGAAGCGGTGAGACAAAATACTCCGATACCTGTTGAAATACCAAATTCAATGTTCGGAACCTATTTAGATGTGGATTATATGGACTCACGACCTAAGTTTTTATGTGTATATGTTGGTAAACCATCGGAACATGTCGCAAGTGAAGCGAAGTTCGTTAAATTTAGGGATGATGCGTTTGACTTGAGAAAATATGACAACCCTATAAGTACATCGTATGGGCCTGAGACCGATTTTTCCAAAGTCAATAGAGTTGTTGGTTTTTCAGTTGATTACGGAACCCAAAACCAAAGTATATTCAAAAGTGTCCAACTTGATATGTCAGAGAAAAAAAATACGGCAGAGTCTAACAAATTAATAACACAACTTGGTGAATCTGCTTCTGGTAACAAAGTGGCTCAACAAACGGTATCATTATATAGTATTTATAAAACTAGATCATATACCTGTACAATTGATTGTATGGGTGATGCTATGATCCAACCTACGATGTATTTTAATTTAAGACACGTCCCATTATTTTATGGTCCGTATTGGATTATGGAAGTCAATCATAGTATTAGTCCTGGTAAATTTGATACACAATTTAAAGGGGTTAGGATGCCACTATATACTTTACCTAAACCTAATAGTTTACTTGAAGCTGTAGAAAAAAATTATGTTAAGTATTATAAAGATTTGATAATACAAACCCTTAAAACATCGGAAACACCAGTAGTAACAAATTTATCTGAAACTATTTCACCAAAAACTCCTGGAGCCATTAAAGGTAGTGAACCAGAGTGTCAAAAATTTGAACTTGAAAAATACAATACGTTACCATATGTTGACCTAAAAACCACACAAATAACTGAAAATGAATTATTTGAATTAGTTTCAAATTCATCAATAGATGCTGTTTTAAAACCGTTATACTATGGTATTGTTAAAACACAACCACTTAATTCAATTGATAAGAATGTCATAACATCATTTAATTACAATTTATATGGTAGTGGAGCATTTAATGATTATACAGACTCTATATTACAACTAGTGACTGGAAAGGTTTGTGCGACTACAACTATTATTACAACACCGTACCCGTATTTTAATTTTAATAGTTATCAAGATTCCTTAGACTTCTACGCTGGCGTTACACAACAATACGTTGATTATATTAATACATGGGTGAATAATAGTACTGAGTTAACACAAGCCAAAAAATATGCTCAAGCATATACAGTATTTACGTTGTTCTGGGATCAGACGTGGTATATAAAAGATGGTGGAGGTACCGGTTTTTACACAACATTACCTAAACAGTATATTGAGTTCAAACAAAGGTACGATGAAAAAATAAAACCACAAAATAAAAACATTTATGACGCTTATTTATCATATATGAAAAAATACGAGACCGCGTTTAAGAAGTTTTTCAATTAACGATATATTTATATAGAAAAAACGTTATGAGTAATATTAAAATGTTATTGGATAATTATTTGAGAAAGGATACAAGAGTATCTGAAAAACAAATAGACGACAATCACAAACAAGTATGTGACTTGGATACCGGTGATTGTTATGTAATTAGAATGAAAGATGGTTTGATTGAAAGAGTGGACAACACAATGCAAACAAACAGAACATTAAGAGTTGAGACTCCAGCTGGTGTTAAAACACTATTAAACGGTTAATAAAAATTAAAAATGAGTTTAGATAGAAAAATATTGGAGGAATTAAAAAGGTTCAATCAGATTAATACATATGTATTAAATGAACAAGAACCACCGGCTTTACCACCAGTACCAGAACCTGGTTTAGCGGATACACCACCAGCAACCGACACACCACCACCAACACCAGGAGAAACACCACCAACGGGAACTGAAGTTCCAGAGCCAGTTGATGTGGCAACAGATCCGGATGTTGAAGAAATCGGAGCCGAGGAAACAACACCAGAAGGCGGTGAAGAAGAAATTGATATTACAGATTTGGTTACAACCCAAATGGATATTAAAGATAAACAAGAGGCGTTTATGGATAGTATGTTCAGAAGGTTAGACGATTTACAATCAAAACTGGAAGGAATGGATGAAATATTAAACAGAATTCAAAACCTTGAGTCAAAGTTTGATAAATACAGAGACAAAACGCCAGAAGAAAAATTAATGTTGAGATCTCTTGATTCGTATCCATACAATCAAAAATTAACAGATTTTTTTGACGACAAACAAGTTGAAATGGAAAAGTCAGGAAAGAATGAATATGTTTTAACATCTGATGAGGTTGAGAATTTTTCACCAAATGAAGTTAAAAAAACCTTTAATATTTACGACGAGACTGAAGAAGAATAATTAAAGAATAATTAAAGAAAGGGAACTCACAAGGTTCCCTTTTTCATTTGACAATACCAAAAAATCACTTATACTTGTTATAGATAAAAGAGATAAAAATTTAAAACAAAAATCTATGGCAAACTCAATTGATGCGGTACTGGCACAGTACGAAAAGAACTCACAACCGAGTTCACAAAGACAAAACATTTCACAAGAGGACAGAATGAAAAAGTATTTTTCAGCAATCCTTCAGAAGAATGAAAAATCAGCCCAAAAAAGAATTAGAATTTTACCAACAAAAGATGGTTCATCGCCATTCGTTGAGGTTTGGTATCACGAGATTCAAGTTAATGGGCAATGGGTTAAGTTGTATGACCCAGACAAAAATGACAACGAAAGATCGCCTTTAACGGAAGTTTACAATGAACTTATTCAAACCGGAAAAAAAGAGGATAAAGATTTGGCATCACAATACAGAGCACGTTTATTTTACATTGTTAAAGTTATTGACAGAGACAATGAACAAGATGGCGTTAAATTTTGGAGATTCAAACACAATTACAAACAAGAAGGTGTACTTGACAAAATCCTTCCAATTTGGAAAGCCAAAGGTGACGTAACCGATTCAGAAAAAGGTAGAGACCTCATCATTGAATTAATCAAAGCAAAAACACCACAAGGAAAAGAGTACACGGTTATTCAAACAATTATGTACGATGACCCATCACCACTTCACGAAGATAAAGAAATCAAAGAAGGTTGGTTACAAGATGAGTTAACTTGGAATGATGTATACTCCAAAAAACCAGTTGAATATTTGGAAGCGGTAGCGGTTGGTGAAACGCCAATTTGGAACTCTGAACTTAAAAAATATGTTTATGGTGAAGAAGCCGAAATCTCATTGGGTGGTGCACAAAAAGAAGAAGAAGTGGTGGTTGTTGACCCACAAGCAAATGATGAACCCTCTGAGGACTTACCTTTCTAAAAATAGTTAGCCATGAATAAGATAGCACAAAAGATGTACGAAGCTCTGACCTTGAAATATAGGTCAGAAATGGCTGAAGCTGAAGCCACATTATTGGTTTACTTCAATAACTCAGTTGGGATTGGTGAACACCCACAACATTTGGAGGAAATGGATAGGTTTGTTGAGAAGATGACAAACGCAAAGGACAAACTTGAAATGTTGGAAACGGTCTATAGGTATAACATCAAAAAGGACGAGAAATTTGAAATCACCGAAGATATGTTAAAAATATTAAACGAACAAACAAAACAAGATGGCAATCAAGAAGAAGGAAATCAATTTTAATGATATAAAAAATAAATTTTCCACAAAAACAAAATACAAGGAAACCCAGTTTTATAATTGTGGAGAAGCCTTTATGGATGCGTGTGGATTACCTGGACCTGTAATGGGGGGAATTTCAATGTTTTTAGGGCACAGTAATGCTGGAAAGACCACTGCAATGATTTTGGCAGCAACCGATGCCCAACGTAAGGGACATTTACCGGTGTTTATAATCACCGAAAAAAAATGGTCTTGGGATCATGCCGTTGAGTTAGGATTAGACGCTAAAAAAAACGAAGATGGGGAATGGGAAGGTATGTTTATTTTTAACGATTCTTTTGATGTTATTGAACAAGCTACGGATTTTATAAATGATGTTTTAGATGCACAGGAGAAAGGTGATATACCGTATAATTTGTTATTTTTATGGGATAGCATTGGTAGTATCCCATGTCAGATGACATACGATGGTAAGGGTGGTGGAATGTTTAATGCGAAGGTATTAGCTGATAAGATCGGAATGGGTATACATTCTAGAATTACAAAATCTAAAAAAGAGGATTACCCTTATTATAATACTTTAGTTATTTTGAACCAACCATGGGTATTACTCCCTGATAATCCTTTTGGTCAGCCTGAAATCCAAGCAAAAGGAGGTACTGCCGTTTGGTTAGCAAGTTCCTTGGTGTTTTTATTTGGTAATCAAAAAAAAGCAGGGGTTTCACATATTGACGCAACAAAAAATGGTAGAAAAATTTCATTTGCAATACGAACTAAAATATCTATATTGAAAAACCACGTTAATGGTTTAGGTTTTAAGGATTCTAAAATAATTGCTGTTCATAATGGGTTTATTGGTGATACAAAAGAAGCTCTTGATAAGTATAAAAAAGACTATTCAGATTATTGGGCAAATAAAATGGGTGGAAATGAATTCACTTTAGAAGAGTCAAAAAATGATGATTTTGAATAAAAAAATTCTATAAATTCTATATTTTTATTATTTTACTGATATTTATTAATATATGGGAAGAAAAAAAATTAAAGACGAGGAAAAAAAAGTTAAAATTGGTGTCACGGTTGAACCGTATATTCCACAACATTTTAAAGACAAATCCATTAATCTTTCTTCCCTAGTTAATAAACTATTGAAGGAATATATTAAAAATGGAAACGAAAATTGATTGATACAAAAAAATACTATATTTTTATTATAAAAAAAAACAAATGGACAAAAAGTTAAAAGTAATATCATTATTTTCCGGTTACGGAACACAGGAGCTAGCACTTAAATATTTAGGTGTTAATTATGAAGTTGTTTCTAATTGTGATAATTTCAGACCAGCCAATGAATGTTATGACGTTTTACATAAAACGACAAATGGTAATTTGGGTGATATTAAAAAAATTGATGAAACAAAATTCCCAGAATGTGATTTATTAACATACTCCTTCCCATGTTTTACTAAGGATACACTTGTTTTAACTAGTACTGGACACAAAAATATTATAGATGTTGAAATTAATGATTTAGTTTTAACACATACTAACACATACAAAAAAGTTACAAATAAATTTGAACAAGGAAAAAAAGAAATATGGAAAATAAAATCACCTATATTTAATGAGTTAAAAACAACTGAAAATCATAGATTTTATGTTAGAACTAAGATAGACGGTGATAAAAATAATATAACAGAACCACACTGGAAAGAGTGTAAAGATTTAACAAGTAATGACTATCTTGGGGTTGCTATTAATCAAAATAGTATTATTCCTAAATGGGATGGTATTAGTTTTAAGTGGAAAGATGGTAGAAAAACAAGACACAAAAATGAATTATCTAGTTATATGGATAATAAAGATTTTTGGTGGGTAATTGGAAGATACATTGGTGATGGTTGGTTAAGACACCAAGGAGGTATAATAATTTGTTGTACAAACAGAAATGACAAAGAACTTAAAGAAATTAGTGAAAGATTAGAAAAATTACAATTTAACGCAACAGTTGTTAGAGATGGGTCAACATATAAGATACATTTACCAAAAAAAGAAATAGGTTTATTTGTGTCTCAGTTTGGAAAATACGCACACGGTAAACATCTAAATAATACTGTTTTAGATTTACCTACGAATTTATTGGAGTCTTTTATTGAGGGATATTTTTCTGCTGATGGGAACGTTAAAAAAGACAATACTAATAGTATTTCAAGTACTAGTAGGGAGTTAATTTATGGTATTGCACAATGCGTTAGTAAAGTGTATCGGGTACCATATTCCATTTATAGATCAGAAAGACCCCCAACTTGTATCATTGAAAATAGAGTCGTTAATCAAAGACCATCATACGAAATAAGATTCAAAATAGGGGAAATAAAAAGAAATAAAATATTTTATGATAACGGATATGTTTGGTCTAAAGTGATAGATGTTGAAAATACATTGACTAGTGATTTTGTTTATGATATTGAAGTTGAAGAGGATCACTCTTTTACCGCTAATGGTTGTATTGCCCATAATTGTCAAGATATTTCAATTTCTGGAAATCAACAAGGGATAAAAGAAGGGACAAGAAGTGGATTATTGTTTGATGTTGAGAGAATCCTTTCAACTAACAGACCGAAGTATCTACTTATGGAAAATGTCAAAAACCTTGTTTCCAAAAATCACATTGATAACTTTCAAAAACACATCTATTACTTACGAGGTCTAGGTTACACATCTTATTGGAAACTTTTAAACGGAGCTGATTTTGGTTGTCCCCAAAATAGAGAACGTGTTTTTATGATTTCAGTATTACACGGAGACTCAGACGAGGTCAAACAAAAAATGGAAAATGTAAACAATCACAAAAAACCGAGAGTTCCGATGCGTTCATTTATTGATGAAAATTTTAATCCCGACTTAATTGTTGATTGTAATTACACACCTCATCAACCAAAAAAAGATACCATTTGTAGATTAATCGCAAGAAGGGATGACATAAGTTATGATCAAGCCAGAAGGATTTATTCGGTTGACGGATGTTCCCCAACTTTAACGACAAGTGGTTCACCCCAAATTATGACAGAAGACGGTCGTGTAAGAACAATCACCGCAAGGGAAGGTTATCGGTTTATGGGTGTTAAAGAAGAAGACATTGATTTGTTACTATCAACATCGTTATCAAACACCGCCCACGTATCTTTGGCCGGAAACTCAATTTGTGTCCCGGTAATGGAAGCTATTTTTTCTGAGTTCTTCTCAGATTATATTTCAAAAAACAAACCAGTATTGTCAAACCCCCTTAATGAAATAATCAATGACTAAAACCTTATTGGTTGACGGTGACAACCTTTTAACGATTGGTTTTTATGGTGTTAAAGGATATTTCAATGGTGTTGAACACGTTGGTGGTATTTGGCACTTTTTAAATACCTTACGTAGGTTCATTGATGAAGATAACTTCAACAAAACCGTTGTGTTTTGGGATGGTGAAACAAGTTCATCACAAAGACGAATGGTATATCCAAACTATAAGTTAAATAGAAAAAGATCTGAGGATGAAAATCTGGAGTTATCTTATAACAAACAAAAACAACGAGTTAAACAATATTTGGAAGAAATGTTCGTTAGACAAGTTGAGTTTGAAAATTCGGAAGCCGATGATTTAATTGCCTATTATTGTAAAATTGCAAAGGATGAATCAAAAACGATTTTCAGTGCGGATAGAGACCTTACACAACTTATTTCGGAAGATGTGACCATTTACTCACCAAACACCAAGAAGTATTATAAAAAGGGGGATACAATCAAAATGAACTCCATTGAGATTCCACACTACAATGTAAAAACTTTTAAAATTATTTCTGGTGACAAATCCGACAATATTAATGGGATTTATTATCTTGGAGAAAAAACTTTTGTAAAGTTATTTCCTGAGATACTTGAAAAAGAAATAAGTTTTTCCGATATTTTAAAAAGAGGTGAGGATTTACTGAAAGAACAAAAGGACAACACCACATTAAAGAACCTTTTAACTGGGCGAACAAAGGAGGGGATATTTGGTGATGAGTTTTTTGAAGTAAACAAAAAGATAGTGGATTTGTCCGAACCACTAATAAGTGAAGAAGGAAAGGAATTGGTTAAATTATATTATTCTGAGTCATTGGATCCTGACGGAAGAGGGTATAAAAACTTAATTCGGATGATGATGGAGGACGGATTATTTAAATATCTACCCAAGGGAGATGATCAGTGGGTTTATTTTTTAAAACCATTTTTAAAACTAACAAGAAAAGAAAAAACAAAATTTAAAACAAAAAAGTAAGATTATGAAAGAGCAGTATGATTTCACGAAGGTTGAATTTCTAATTACACTAAACAACAATTTTGTTGTACAACGTTTCTTTAATGTTAAAAACTTCAACGAGAACGCACAAAACTCCGTTGAACTTTATGAATACATTAAAGATTTGTCAGAACAACTTAAAACAAAATTGAGAAAAAAGTGTTTGGTTTATATGTTGGATAACAAATACCAAATTGAAGAAGATCCAAGTGTATTAAACACATCAAATACGGACGGACCGGAAGTATTTAACGTTATTTTAAAGGTGGGAAATCAGACAATTTGTCATAGAACCATTGATGCAAAAGTATACCCTCCGAAGGTCAGATATACCCTAGATGTACGACCAGACATAAAAAACATTCTAAAAGACCTAACTGACATTTTTTCAGGTAAAAATTTATCTTATGAATATCTAAATTATTCGTTTGCTTAACTATATTTATTTTTACAAACCTAGAAATTAATCAATATGTCAGACAAAAAAAACTTCGGATACTTAGGAAACACCTTTCAGATTCAACTATTAAATAACATTATAATTTATAAGGATTTTTCCAATTCCATCATTGAAGTTATTGAACCAAATTATTTTGATAACCAATATTTCAAAATCATTTGTCAGATGATTAAGGAATATTATTCAAAGTATGAACATACACCAACGTTTGACACTCTGGAACAATTAACCAAATCTGAAATTAGTTCACCGATGGCCCAAAAAAGTGTTTTGGACACCTTGGACCAAGTAAAGAATGTATCAGATGAAGGATCCATTTTTGTTCAAGAAAAATCACTTAAATTCTGTAAACAACAAGAACTTCAAAAAGTTATGACCAAAGCCCAATCAATAATTGATAAGGGAGATTTTGAAAGTTATGATAAACTGGAAGAAATGGTCAGAGGGGCCCTTCAAGTTGGTGAAGTTGACAAAGGTACAATGGATGTATTTTTTAACTTGGATGAGGTTTTGGATGATGATTTTAGACACCCAATTCCACTTGGAATTCCAGGTATTGATAACCTTTTAAAGGGTGGTTTGGCTAAGGGTGAAATTGGGGTATTTTTGGCCCCTACCGGAACGGGAAAAGCTAATCCAATTTCTGAACCGGTTTTAACACCAAAAGGTTGGACCAAAATGGGCGATCTAAAAGTGGGTGATAAAGTTATTGGTTCCGATGGTAAAGAACAATATGTATTGGGGGTGTACCCCCAAGGTATCAGACCGATCTATAAAGTTGAGTTTAGTGATGGGACATTTTCCAATTGTGACGCTGAACATTTGTGGAGTGTAAACACACTTAATATGAGAACCAGAAAGGTAAGAGTTAAAGGAAAAAACACTTATTCACCTAATTTTGGATACAAAGTTGTTAAAACCTTGGATATGGTAAATGACATCAAAAAAAGAGGTAGATACAATTATAGACTTCCAGTGGTTGCCCCAATTGAGTTTGAACAAAAAGAAGTAACTATTGATCCATACCTTATGGGGTTATTGTTGGGTGATGGTTATTTAAATCAAAGTAACCCCATTATTTCAACAAAAGATGATGAGTTGTTTGAAAATATTTCACATTTGTCAGAACATACCGCCTTTACAGAATATACCAAAACCAATGAAAAAACAATCAAGGTAATTAGATTGAAAAGTGATGTTGCCAAAAAATTGGAAACATATGGTTTGAAGGGAATGAAATCAAACAACAAATTCATACCAAAAGATTATTTGTATAATTCATTGGACAACAGAATTGAAATACTTCGCGGTTTGATGGACACTGATGGGTACGTAGCTAAAAAAGGATTGGTTCAATTTACAACCATATCAAAACAACTTAGTGAGGATGTTAGAGAACTTGTATTATCTTTAGGTGGTACTGTTAGAGTTAAAACAAAAATACCAACTTATAGAATCAATGGTGAGAAAAAACAAGGTCAACTAACTTATAATGTTACAATTTCCTTTGCTAATGATGTTGTACCATTTAAACTAATGAGAAAAGTTAGTAGGTATTATAAAAGAACAAAATATGTTGAACAAAAGTATGTTAAGTCAATAAGTCACACACACGATGAAGAAGCGGTTTGTATTAAAGTATCAAACCCAGATTGCTTGTATGTAACCAGAGATTATGTTTTAACACATAACACGACCTTCACCACAAAAATTGCCAATCACGCCTTTAATTTGGGGTATAATGTACTTCAGATTTTCTTTGAGGACAATGCAAAAATTATTCAAAGAAAACATATGACACTTTGGACTGGAATTCATCCGGACGAACTTTCTGAAAATAGAGAGGAAGTTATGGCAAAAGTTAAACACATCCAATCAACAAGAAAGAATAAGTTGATTATGAAAAAATTACCATCAGATACGGTAACAATGAATCAGATTAAAACTCAGATAAGAAAAATGATGGCCGAAGGAACAAAGATTGATTTGCTTATTTTGGATTATATTGATTGTGTTGTTCCGGATAAAAACTTGGGCGACGAATGGAAAAGTGAGGGTTCAGTAATGAGAGGTTTTGAATCAATGTGTCATGAACTTGATATTGCGGGATGGACGGCCACCCAAGGTTCAAGAAGTTCAATCTCATCTGATGTTGTAACAACTGATCAAATGGGTGGATCTATTAAGAAAGCACAAGTTGCCCACGTCATTATTACGGTTGCAAAATCATTACAACAAAAAGAAATGAATTTGGCGACAATTGCAATCACAAAATCCAGAATTGGTAAAGATGGTATTGTGTTTGAAAATTGTAAGTTTGACAACGGAATGTTGGAAATTGATACAGAACAAAGTGTGACGTTTCTAGGTCACGAAGAACAAAAAGAAGAAAAGAATAGGAACAGAATTAAAGAACTGTTGGAAAAAAAGAAGTTAAAAGAACAACAATCAGAAAACAATTAAATTAAAATTTATTATGGAAAAAATATTAACAGAAAATCCTGGACGATTTGTAATTTTCCCAATCCAATACAACGATATTTGGGAATACTACAAACAACATCAAGCGGCGTTTTGGACTGCAGAGGAGATAGACTTGACAAACGATATCAGAGATTGGGAATCTTTGACTGAAAATGAACAATATTTCATTAAAAATGTTCTATCATTTTTTGCCGCATCAGATGGTATTGTAAATGAGAACCTAGCGGAAAATTTTTATAGGGAAGTACAATACCCAGAAGCTAAGTTCTTTTATGGATTTCAGTTGGCTATGGAAAATATTCACTCTTTAATGTATTCATTATTAATTGATACATACATTAATGACCCAAAAGAAAAGGACGAATGTTTTAATGCTATTGACAGACTGCCTGCTGTACAAAAGAAAGCGAAGTGGGCTCTTGATTGGATTGAGAACGCATCTTTTGCTGAAAGATTAGTTGCTTTTGCTGCCGTTGAAGGTATATTTTTCTCCGGTTCCTTTTGTTCAATCTTCTGGTTAAAGTCTCGTGGTATTATGCAAGGTTTGTGTAATGCAAACTCTTTAATTTTTAAAGATGAAAATCTTCATTGTGATTTTGCAATTCATTTGTTAAATAATCATTTGGAAAACAAACCATCCGAAAAGAAGATTAGAGAGATTTTACTTTCCGCACTTGAAATAGAAAAGGAATTTATCACCGAATCATTACCGGTATCGTTAATTGGTATGAATTCAAACTTAATGAAACAATATTTGGAATTTGTTGTTGATGGGTTACTTATGAAAATGGGTTGTAGTAAAGAGTTCAATGTTGAACAACCATTTAAATTTATGGAACAAATTGCCGTTGAAACAAAAGGTAACTTTTTTGAATCAAGAACGGTTGAGTACCAAAAAGCCAAGTTAAATGAAACAATAACGTTTACTGACGATTTTTAAAATAATAGATATGCCATTAAAAATAATTAAAAGAGGTGGGGAAAGTGCATCATTTAATCCACAAAAAATTTATAACAGAGTTAAAAGAGCAGCAAAAGGGTTGAATGTTAACTCCGATGAGATTTTTATTAAGGTTATCACATCTGTACCAACAGAAGGTGAAATAACAACAAAGGAGTTAGATAAACTCATTTATGAAATTGCCGCAGCTTATACTGGTAGTCATTATGATTATTCCAGATTAGCGTCATCAGTCGCAATTTCATCTTACCATAAAGAAACGGATGATAGTTTTTCTAAAACAATGAGGTTATTACACCAAGATGGTGTGGTTAATGAAAAATTAATTCAAATTATTGATGAGTATGGTGATGATACAATTGATATGGTAATCAACCATGATAATGATTATAATTTTGATTATTTTGCTTGGAGGTCACTTCAAGAAATGTATCTATTAAAAAGACCTAATGGTCAGGTAATTGAGCGTCCACAACATATGTATATGCGGGTCGCACTATGGGTTACTGATTCATTTAGTGAAGCTGCTGAGTATTATAAATCACTATCCACACAACTTATCTCAAAAGCAACACCTATTATGATTAATGCTGGTACGAAAGTACCTCAATTAGCTTCGTGTGTGTTACACTATAATAATTCAGATTCAAGAGACGGTTTACTAGGCACATTAAATGATATTTCAACATTTTCATCTGATGCTGCTGGGATCGGGCTTTCAATGTCAAACATTAGAAGTAAAGAAAGTAGAATATCATCATCTGGTGGTTATGCCGGTGGGTTGTTGAAGTATTTAAAAATTGTAAATGAATCACTAAGATACTTCAACCAACAAGGGAGGAGACCTGGAAGTGCTGCGATCTATATTGAACCTTGGCATAGAGATATTATTGATCTTTTAGATATCAAAAAAAATACAGGCGCAGAAGAGTTAAGAGCTCGTGACTTATTTACCGCAATTTGGATTCCAGATAATTTTATGAGAGCCGTAAAAAATAATAGTGACTGGTATTTGTTTTGTCCAAATGATATAATTAAAGCCGGTTTAAAACCACTACAAAATTGTTATGGTGATGAATATGAAGAAGTTTATAATGAAGCGGTAAGGTTAAGTATCGGTAAAAAGGTTTCAGCTCAAACCATATGGACTAAAATCATTGAATCACAAGTGGAGACGGGGGTACCTTATTTATGTTCAAAAGATAATGCTAACAAAAAAACTAATCACCAAAATATTGGGGTAATAAAACAAAGTAATCTTTGTAACGAAATTTATCAATTTACGGATGAGACAACTACAGCCATCTGTACTCTTTCATCTATGGTACTGAAAAACTTTGTTGAAAATGGAAAATTCAATTTTGAATCATTATTTACTGAAGTTAGAAAAGTGGTAAGAGCCTTAAATAAGGTTATTAACATTAATAATTACTCAACTGAAAAAGGGAGAAAAGGTGGTTTAGAACAAAGAGCTATCGCTATTGGGACGCAAGGTTTGGCGGACGTATTTTATTTAATGGATTATATTTTTACATCTGATGAAGCAAAAAAATTGAATAAAGATATTTTTGAAACAATTTATTATGCTGCAATATATGAAAGTAATCAATTGTGTAGAGAAGGAAAATACGAACCGTACACTTACTTTAATAATTCACCAATGTCACAAGGTATATTCCAATATGATATGTGGGGGTTAAATGAGTCTAATTTATCTGGTATGTGGGATTGGAATAATCTAAAAGATAGTGTAAAAGAATATGGGATTTGTAATTCCCTATTTACGGCACAAATGCCCGTAGCAAGTTCCGCTAAGGTAACCGGTTCATTTGAGATGACGGAACCAGCACATTCTGCTCTATTTAATAGACGAGTAGTTGGGGGTGAGATTTTAATTGTAAATAAGTATCTTATTAATGATTTTGAAAAAATTGGAATCTGGTGTGAGGACTTAAAAAATGAAATTATTATTAATGAAGGGTCAATTCAGAATATTAATTTCAATAACTATTTGGATCCGGAAGATAAAAACTATCTTAAAAAAGTGAAACGAATTGAACATTTAATTCCTAAATATAAAACAATTTGGGAGATTTCACAAAAACAACTTATTGATATGGCAACTGATAGGGCACCATTTATTGATCAATCACAATCAATGAATATCTATATGGCCAATCCGACTTTATCAAAAATAACATCATCACATTTCCATGCTTGGGAAAAAGGTTTAAAAACTTTATGTTATTATGTGAGAACAAGAGCGATATCAACTGGTGCAAAACACTTGGCAGTTGACATCAGTAAAAAGGAAAAACCAAAAACAACACCAGAACCTGTTAAAGTGGATTACTCATATATGAACTTACCACCAAAACCAAATGATTCTGATTTTGATTGTTTTGGTTGTTCATCATAAAAAATTAAGTCCCAATCTAGTTGGGATTTTTTATTTAAAAGAAAAGTGTACCACATTATATTTATTATAATATGGCAAATGGAACAACATATGGTGTTAATTTTCCTTTTAGGAACAATCCGCTTGGTTATTATTTTTCATTGTCGGAAACAACAGATGAAGAAATAAGATCAAACTTACTACACTTGATTTTAACAAGAAAAGGTAGTAGGTATTATTTACCGGATTTCGGGACCAGAATTTATGAATTTATTTTTGACCCTTTTGATGGTGAGACCTTTGAAGGAATCAAAGCTGAAATTCAAGAACAAGTAGATAAATATATACCAAATTTAATAATTAACAACATATCAGTTACACCATATTTACAATCAGATGAAGCCCCGGACGAATTAAATACTGACTTATTGGGGACAAGTGATATATATAGAGTACCTGGTGCTAGTACGGAAGAGTACACCGCAAAATTAAGAATTGACTATACAAACAATAATAATGCTTTTGGGTCAAGAGAATTTATAATAATTAATATATAATATGGCAACGAACAAAATTAATTATACGAGTAGGGATTTTGAAAGTCTGAGACAAGATTTAATAAATTATGCTCAACAATACTACCCAGAAGTCGTTCAAAATTTCAACGACGCGTCCATTTTTTCAGTTTTAATGGACTTAAACGCGGCCATTGGTGATAACTTACATTTCCACATTGATAGAAGTATACAGGAGACCGTTCTTCAATATGCACAACAAAGGTCATCAATTTATAATATTGCGAGAACTTATGGTCTGAAAATACCCGGATTTAGACCTTCAGTTGCTCTAGCTGATATATCCATTCAGGTTCCTGCTTTTGGTGACAGTGAAGATACAAGATATTTGGGAATTTTAAGATCTGGAGCACAATTTAATGGCGGGGGTCAAACGTTTGAAACCGTATACGATGTTGATTTTTCAACACAATATAACAACGAAGGATTTGTAAATAGAACTAAAATCCCAATTTTTGACAATACAAATAAAATTGTTGGTTATACAATAACAAAAAGAGAAGTGGTGGTTAATGGTGTAACAAAGGTATTTAAAAGAGTGGTATACCCAAATGATGTTGTACCATTTTTCAATTTCTTTTTACCAGAAAAAAATGTTTTGGGTGTTACGGCTATCATTCAAAAAGATGGTACCCAATACCAATCAACACCTCCTAGTTCAGAATTTGTTACATCACAAAACAAATGGTATGAAGTTGATGCGTTGGCCGAAGATACCGTTTTTATTGAGGACCCAACAAAACCAATTGATTTGGCGGGACTTAAAGTTGGTAGGTATTTAAAAACCGACAATAGATTTATAACTGAATATACTCCGGAAGGGTATATGAAAATACAATTTGGTGGTGGTACGACAACACCAAATCAACAACTTCAGAATTTCGCTCAATTAGGTGTACCTTTAAATATACAAAACTATCAAAATAATATTGGTTTAGGATTGACAGTGACACCAAATACAACATTGTTTATTCAATATAGGATTGGTGGTGGTATTTCATCAAATGTTGGTGTTGGTGCCATCAATCAAATTGGTACTATTGATATGGTTGTTAATGGACCATCGGATACCATTAATTCAAATGTTATAAGATCATTAAAGGTTAATAACGTGACCTCAGCGGTAGGTGGTGCTAATCCACCAACAACTGAAGAAGTTAGAAATATGGTGGCTTTCAACTTTGCTGCACAAAAACGAGCAGTAACTGTTAATGATTACAAATCTTTAATTGATACAATGCCCGGAAAATTTGGAGCACCAGCTAAAGTTGCGATTACTGAAAATAATAATAAAGTTGTCGTCCAAATCCTATCATATGATTCTGATGGTAACTTAACTCAAAATGTGGCCAATACCTTAAAACAAAATCTGGCAACCTACCTATCAAAGTATAGAATGGTAAATGATTATATATCAATTGATGTTGCAAAAGTTATTGATTTGGAATTTGAAATTTCAATTGTGATTGAGAACAATACCTCACAAAGTCAAATTATAACCGAAGTGATTGACCAAATATCAAACTATATGAGACCAACCAATCGGGATTTGGGTCAAAACTTAAATGTTTCAGATGTTCGTAGATTAATTCAAAACACGGCAGGTGTAATTACATTGTCTGATCTTAAAGTGTATAATAGGGTTGGCGGTCAATATTCATCGTCTCAAACATCCCAAAGATACATTGATAAAGAAACAAGAGAAATTGAATTAATTGATGATACTATTTTTGCCGAACCAGACCAAATATACCAAGTTAGATTTGATAGTAGGGACATCAATGTCAGAGTAAAACAATTAAGAACGGTAGACTTCTCTTAATATCCTTTATTTTCTGGTTATGTGACTTAGTTTTTTTAATAAAAGACTAAAATAACTATTTATTTTTAAAAGGCAAATGACCAAAACCTATAGAATAAGAACAACACCCGGTGAGGATAAAAACATACGAATTAATGTTAATCAAGACTTTGATTTTTTGGAAATTCTTTCCTTAAAGTTAAGACAAGATGACGTATATACTAGATTTTGTGCCGACTATGGTGTTATCGCCGGAAGGGTTATAACAAATGGGGGTTATGGTATACCAAATGCAAATGTGTCTGTTTTTGTTCCATTAACAACTGAAGACGAGAACGACCCAGTAATATCAACATTATATCCATATAAAACAGTTGATCAAAAAAATGAAGACGGTTATAGATACAATTTATTACCTTATAGACAGGATTATCAAGGTCACACACCAACCGGAACCTTCCCCGATAGAGAAGATGTTTTAACCAGAAGGGAAGTTTTAGAGGTGTATGAAAAATACTACAAATACACGGTTAAAACAAATGAGAGTGGTGACTTTATGATTATAGGAGTCCCTCTGGGTCAACAAGTCGTTATGTTAGATCTTGATTTGTCTAACATCGGATGTTTTTCACTTTCACCTTCAGATTTGATAAGTTTAGGTAGAGGTGGGTCCGGCCAGTTCAACGGAAATAGGTTTAAATCGTCAACCGATTTGGATTCACTACCACAAATTGTGAATCAAAAAAAAGAAGTTAGCGTCACTTCATTTTGGGGTGAAACAGAACTTTGTGAAGTTGGTATTACACGAGTGGATTTTGATTTAAGAGATTTAGGTATTGAGATAAAACCTCACGCCATATTTATGGGCTCCATTTTTTCAAATGCCGATGAGGACTTTTTAAAAACAAATTGTAAACCAAAAAAAGACACTGGTAACTTATGTGACTTAGTGTCGTCTGAAGGTAGAATATTAGCAATAAGACAAACGATAGCTTACGATTCGGACGGTAGACCAGTACTTGAACAATTTTCTTTACCAGATAATGGTAAAGTTATTGACGAAAACGGAACGTGGTTGACAGAAGTACCGATGAATTTAGATTATGTCATTACAAATGAATTCGGTGAACAAGTACTCTCAAATGACCCAAGTGTTGGCATACCAACAAAAGGAAAATATAGGTTTAGAATTCAATATCAAAATGAGAATGGAATTAATAATCAAATACTTAGAGCGGATTATTTAATCCCAAACATAAAAGAATGGGGATGGAGCCTATCAAATCAAAACTCACCAACTGATCTAAATGCTCAAAAATATTCATATGCGTTTAGTTTGGACTGGGTGGATTATGGTGACTTAACAACAACATTAGGTTCACAAATGATTCAAGAAGCGATTAATTGTGAAGATAAGTTTTATGAATTTAATTTTAATAAAGTTTATACCATCACCAGTTTTATTGATAGATGGAAATGGGGATCAAATAGAAGTAGACACTTGGGTATTAAAGAAATTACCGATAGAAGATGTACAACAACAAACAATAGGTTTCCGGTTAATGACGGTGTAAGAAACTTTGATTTCTTATTCTTCTTATTTAATATGTTGATTACTCTTTTGACACCAATTTTATATCAACTTATAATCATTGCACACGTATTGGCTTTTATATGGCCATTATTGAAATTAATAATTGATCTTTTGATTTGGTTAATAAATGTTGTAATTTATGGTATATGTAAAGCGATATCAGCACTTAGTGGTGGTAATAAACCTAAAGGTGGTTGTAATAAAAAAACAATTAAACCACTACCCGACGAAAATCCATTCAAAAGAATTGCACTACCTATGATGTCCTTTCCTGATTGTGAGGCCTGTCCTTGTGAAGAAACAACCATACCACCTAGCACAAATCAAACAAGTGAATCGTTAAGTACAACTATAGAATCTGAAAATAATATTTTGTTGGGTGACATTAATACTATTGATTCATATAACTACTCACCACCTGTGAATTCAAGTGACCCACAAGCAACATATGAGGGTATAAGACAAGTACTCGCCGGATATCCGTCTGGTCAATTCATTAAAACACCAATCACTGAGTTTCCATCCGTGGGTGGACAAAAACGTTTAGGTTATGATGTGACTTTGACACAATCTATGAATTTAGCTAATTTAAGACAAAGATATTTTGATGGTGAAAATCGGATTAGGACCACTATAAATAATTCAACACCATCCCAACCGTTTGAGGATAGTGTATTAGTAATATTTGCCGATCCCGGAACTTTAAATGCGTTCACTAGTGGTGATTTAATTTCATTTACAAACCCAGCATCAATTACAGATCCTAATTTAAATGTATTGACAGGTACAACACAAACTAGTACGAACCTAGTACCAAAACAAGTAACATGGATAGATGTTAATGGATTACCTCAAACATCAAATATATATATTAGGGTAACTGGTGATACCTCAACATATAAGTACACCGCGGGTATTGAGTATTTTCAAGTTATTACTGGTGGTACTGTTTCAGAATATCAAACACTTTTAGCCCCATCTGGTGGTTTACTTAACAAGTATTTGTTTAAGAAAAAACAAAAGTTTGATTTTGGTCTACCTACAACTAGTACCTATGACGTATACCCACTCCAACAAATCATAAACTACCAAACGTATGAAATTATATTTCTAACTAGAGGTGTTGATCCGTACACTGAAAAACAAACAATAAAATACGACTTATCACCTTTATTTGGTAAGACATTTGGTAATGGGTTGATTGTTGAAGGTGAGTATTATTTAAACATTCCGATAAGGTCAAACTCTGGTTCGGGTGTCTGGTTTAATGACCAAAAAACCCCACAAACACATAACATTACAACAAATAACTTACAAAGTAATTTATATAATGAACCATTCGGTTTTAATGTAAACCAAACAATGTTTAGTGCGTTTACAAATAATAGTCCACATTATTATAATTCAACAGATAAAACACAATCCACCTTTAAAGCATATAATACGGATACTTTTACTTTAGGTGTGTTTACTTCACCAGATGGTGTTTTGTCCGACACAACGTTTGTTGGTACATTAAATACGGGACCAAATACAATTACATTTGATCAAACTAATAATATTCTAACCCAAGGTAATATTGAAGGTGGTTCTTTAATGGCTTCAAACACCCAACAAGGATCAATACTAAATAATTCAGACTTTGTTAGAACTTTTTCACCGGCCTACCATAATCAATCACCATCTAATATACAAATTAACAATAGTCAGTTACTAGTGTTTAGATCCGATAGGTTACCGACATCAGATAGTACTGAAATTGATGGTAATAACTCATTCTCGTTACATTTAAATTCCAACTTTACATACTACACAATACAAGGTGTTAATGATTTAAACATCCCAAATAATATATCAAACTCAACTGATAGTAATGGTAACAGTCAAGATTCACAGGGAGACACACCAAGTCAAACTAGTGATGTTGTTCTTGCTACATTAACCTGTGAAAACATGACACTTCTTGATTGTTATGATGGTTCTGGTACTAATTTTACAGTTTTAAGTCCGTGTGACGCCAACCCCGATGGTAAGAGAATGAAAGGTGGGTGTTATTATTTGGTGGATGACCCACTCATTGTTTCAATCATCAAAGATATTAAATTACTTACCGAGTGGAAATCAAGATTTAGATTGGTTTTTGGTGCTTGTAGGGGTATTTTTTCTCACGTATTTCAAAACAATTGGGTAAATGGTACACTGTATATGTTTGCGTTCAAAAAACAAACCATTTTTGATATTGTTGGACAACCAAAAAAGTATTTATTTTGTGGTTCATATGATAGTACATACAGACCAGGACAAGGACCGATTTATTATACTGAGGGAACAACAAATTCTTTTTTTTATAGAGCAACACCTTATGACGGAACAAATTTTATTGGTCAAATACCTAAAAGAGCCACATTCGGAGACCCAACACTACAACCGGCGGGTTATGGAGGTATGAACGAAAGAAATATATTTTTTCCAACAACGGTAATGGATTTGGGACCGAAAGATGAATTTACAAAAGAAATCTGTACAAACCCAAATTTTGAAGGTTATTATGTAGATACCCTTCTTAGTACCTCATTTAAAGATACGTCAGACTTACTTTCTTTATTCTTTATTTCCAGAATGATTAATTCAAACTTTTGGGGACAAGCCTTGGGGTTAGGGGATGCTTCAATTAATAAAATGTTCTCAAGAAGTGAACAAAGAATTGATGGTGATTTGGCACAACTTTTTAGTATTAACTCTGAATATGGTGTTGAGGGGTTTGATGACGATACTTACGATGATAACGATCTCTATATCTCAAACAACTCAGATATTGTTATGGGTGTATTTTTTACATCAAATACAATAGATAGGAAAGTAGTTTCACCGGGGGTATTAACATTTAATTCATCGTTGAGTTATACTTTTGGTTATCCTAAAACACAAGAGGTCCCATTCTACAAATGGAATTTAGCTGGTGGTAATACCATATTTGGACTGGATACTAATGATTGGGCAACAAATATTTCAAACGGAGGGTTTTATAGTCAAAAATACCAAGATTTAAGTTTTGATAATTCACCAATATCCCCTTATTTCAATGATACTAATGGTGGTAGAAGAGGGTATATATTTAACTCATCTAATGGTATAAATAACCCACAATTCCCAAGTGGAACACAGAATAGTTTCATTGTTGGTGCACCGTATCATTTTTATTTTGGATTGAACAAAGGGAAAAGTACAATCAATAGATACATTACAAAATACATATTGAATCAAGATGAATAATGAAAGTGAAATAAGGATTGTTTTAGGTAATAAAAGGTTTGCCTCAAATAACAACAAACCGGTTTGGGTTCAACCACCTTTATTTTCTGACACGAGAGAATATGTGGAGGGTGATAGAACAATTTTGGTAGACCAACAAGTAGTTTTTGATAATGAAAGACAGAGTAGTGATAAATTCAGATTGGCTGGAAAAATTGTGAATGTTGTAAATAATCAAGTTTCCGGTAAAACAACATACACACCATTTAAAAATGATTTGTATTACACAAACCCAATACAAAACGCAACATCAACATTATCAAACCCAAACACACCTTGGGAAGGTTATCCACAATTTAGTGAATTCGTAATAAGTAGAGACCAAGGTATTACTGGTCATATTCCTTTTGTAAATAAAAGTGCCTCATCCTATAATTGGTCCTTTTATGTAACTTATGCTTTTTCAAGTACGACCGCACAAACAATGTCATATACAAATGAAAAATATAACGTAACAAATAATGGTTTTGTTTGTGGTAATGGTATACCATATGTAATTGATTCGGGTGTTTTTAATGGTAAAAACTTAATTTATTTTTATTGTGGGACAAAACACAATTTAAAAGAAGGTGACTATGTTGAGTTATCAACACCAATTGATGGTCAAAATGTGTTTACGGTTTTTGGGTTAGGTGACGGTAGCTATTTATCCGAAGAAAATGTATTTACAATTTATGACTTAAAATACAGCCCAACAGATATTCAAACCGGAACTTATGGGACTTTAAAACGAATCACAAATCTAGCGAATTCTGCTGAAACAAAATCAATTTATTATGTTAGACTACATAAAGTATTAAAAACATCAAACGAATGTAACATATCAAAAGCTGGGTTTGAAAATAATCCATTTACCATAAAAAGGAAGTTAGAATATAATGTATTAACCCCAAACCAAACCCAACGAGTATCAATTAAAGATAACACTCAAACATTTTCATTTACTTTTGATAAAGATACGTCTATTGGGGGTTTAATTGATAACAACGGCAAACCAATTACCGAACTGTTCATAACCACAATTCAAAGAGGTTATATGGGTTGGTTCAACAAACCATACCCAAATCAAAATAACCAACCAACCGGAATTGATATCGGTTGGGGATTCAATTTTTTGAAAAATAGTGTTGATAACTGGTGGGATAAAAACTCAGTGAATAACAAAGATAACATACCAAGTGGTTCGTATCTTATTAATGGTCAAACATTTTATTATAATGATTTTTTAAATGTTGGTGATATTATAAAAGGTGATTTTTGTGAATATAATTATTATGAACAAAAAGAGTACGTATTAACGAATATGTTTCACAAATATTCATTAAATGATACTGTATTTTATGATAACTCACCACAAAATTTACCATCCGGTTATTTATATACCCCACATTACCCAATACAAATAAGGGCTTTTAGTGATTATGTTGAGTCGGGTGATAAAGATTATGTAGATAAAATTCCAGGTTATGCTTGGTTCAGTCAATATGACGATACATGGTATTGGAGGGATCTTTATACTTATGGCTACATAGATAACAATAATATTGGGGTTGACTATCCCTTTATAAATGGAAGTCACTATCCGTTTAGTGAAATATTATTTTTACAATATCCTATTTTAAGAGATATAAATCAACAATTAATAGAAATAAACGAACCAACAGTAGATAATTGTGAATAATAATTATTATAGATATGCGAAGTCCGCTAACGACAAATATATTAACATCCCGGTTAATATTAAATTTGACAATGTCGGTAGAGAGGAAGGAATTAATGAGTTTGAAATTGATGTAGTCTCAGACATTATTAATGGTATTGACGACTTTGAAACCACTAAGTTTGCCAACGCACCATATCCAACAAATCAAACATCAACATTACTAAATTATCAATTTAATTTTTTTAACACTTTTGGAACTATTAATAGTGCCACGATTACGGATTGGGAAATTAATTACGGCTTTCAAGGGTTTACGTCGTCTGAGTTATATTACTTTGCAAACTCCTTTAAAAAAAGTTTTTTCAAGTTAGACTTTTATGACTCCAATAAAAGTGAAAAACAAAGACCCTATTTTACTGTCATACTCCCAACACAACAAGGGACTCGTATTCCTGCACTGATTGGACCAACTATTGTTGACGTTAAACAACCGAATTTTATATTAGATTATGTTGGTGCCGATAAAGAAGGGTTTTTTATTTATTGGTTAAAAGAAAGGGATTATATTAATATAAATGAATTTTATGTTTCGGCTAAATTTTTCAATGGCAAAACCGGACAATTTATAAGGTTTATGAATGAACCACAATCAACATTAAGTGGCCCAAATAAGTTTAATTTTGATAAAAGTTTGTATTTTTATTATAAAGTAGTTTTGGATTATAACAACTACGAATATGAAATTTTTAAACAACAACCACAAAACAACGGTACTATTAATTATTTAAGAGTGGGTGATAGTACTGACCCAATAAAATGGTATGAATATGTGAACCCATAATGGATGAAATAAGATATAGTTTGAGAATATCACCAGAATCATTAAAAAATGATTTGGTAACAATCACTTATAGTGGTGATAGTGGGTTAAATACGTTTGGATTATATTCCGGAATGACCTATATTTTGAGTGGAGGTACTAATGGGTCATCTATTTTAACCGGTTTAACCATACCTATATTTTTTACTCAAACAATAAATGATTTGGGGGTGTATAGTGAGTTTGATGGTGATATCTTACAAAAGGATATATTAACTAATTTCTTATATTCAGCAAATACAATAACCCCATACGATGTCTATCTATATAATACATCTGGTGATATTAACGTTTCGTTTTTGTCGTTTAGTACGTTTACTGTTGACTGGGGTGACGGGTCACCAACCGAAACAATTTCAAACCAACCGTTAGTTCACAACTATATTAATTCACCTGAAAGTTACACAATATCACTTTCAGGACAAAATACGTGGGGTACAACAGTTATTCAAAAAGAGATATTTTTACCATTTGTGACACCCACTATTTCAAACTTACAAGGGACCGTTACCTTGACACCCCAATCTGGAAATTGGTCTGGTATACCAACAACGTATAACTTTATCTTTACAGGTGATTCACAAACAAATATTCTTTCGCAAATATCAAGTTCGTATGAGTCACTGCCAATCCCAGTTACTGGAGTAACAACATCCAAGTTGTTTAATTTAAAAAGATATGGACCAACACCATATACGGTCGGGTACCCTATTTTCAAAAACAACCAACTTTATGGGCAAGTAGACAATATTACCACGGAATATACCGAATATACAATCAACGGTATTAAATATTTTGATTTTAATGACGATTCAACAATATATATCGCCGAAAGTTCTGGGTTTACTCAAGATAATATAGTGATAAGTGCGTTGACCAAAAACGAAAGATTACTTGATTTTGTGTTTGATCCTGAAGTACAAAGTGACGTTTACATTGAACGAGGTAAATATAGTGCCTTTGAACCGTTACAAAGGTTAGGTGAAATTGATAATATCGGGGATCTTGTCAGATACGGTTATAAGTATTACAAAATCAATCAAACATAAAAAGGAGCATAAACTATTTATAAAATAAAAAATGGCATTAGGTACATATGGTATTGTTAGACCAGCGGACGTTTCACCAGAGGATGTTGAAATCATTTTACACTACACTCAATCTAGGGATGTGACAGATAATTTTACATTAAAAAAATTAAATGCAACAAATATTCTCACGCCTTATTTTCACAACAATAACACAGGTGGAAATCCGGATATTGAAATCCTAGGTGGACTTTACAACCTAAAACTTCCGGCTAGTGAGTTTAACCAAATTGGAATTTACACATTAATGATTAGACCGGCCGAAATTAGAACGACCATACTTGATTGTGGTGTTTTGTCGGCATTACCAAACGTAAAAGGACTTATTATTGATATTAATCAAGTTCCATCACAATATAGAAACAAATTCGTTAACCAAGGTTTGGTTGGGTTTAGAGTTGAATATTTAAATGATAACGGATCAAAAATTACAAACTTTTACAGAATTGTAACATCATCGTTTTATTGTGAACCAGTAATTAGTGATCAAGTTAACACATCACAAAAAGCGATTAGATATAGGTATGTTGACAACCCAACAAATTTATTATTTTTAACCCTTTCACCATCATCATCACCAACAAACAAAGCAAGTGCGATTCCGTTTATTGGTCAACCAAATCAAAATATCATTATAACAAATACTTTTTTTAACCCAATTACTATAGACATACAAATGGCTGAACATGATATTGATACTTTAGCTATTGCTCTTTATGGTAACCAAACAAAAAGTATGGAAGATGGTATCTATACACTTTATGATACTGTCGGAAACATTTATAAACAATACAACTTATTTGAAATCAGAGATAACTTCAATGAATTACTTTACGAAGTTAGACAAGATAGAAATAATAATATTGATTTTAGTAAGAACTTTACAAACATTATTAGTTAATGGCTAAGAAAAAATATTTTTACCCACCAGCACCTCCAGTAGGATCTGAAACACCGTTTGATAATGTTGTAGGTTTACAACTTACGACTGGTGGTGGCTTGACACAGGGTAATTTTGAATTTACACCGTCCATTTATGAGAAGGTTAACAGAAAGTTTGACCAAGGAGTATTTTCCAAAAAATATAATTTAGAGAACTTAGATATTACTGATATTGAACAAACAAAAAGATTAATACAACAAAATTTTCAAGTATATCCAAATTTTGATATATCACAAGTTACAAGTTTTACGGTATATGGTTCATTACAAAAAAGAATTTCAGCATCTGTTACCAAAATTATTAACTATTTTCCAGCGGCATTAGAGGTAAATAAAACTACACTTTCTTTGACTACTGGGTTAACGGCTACAAATATAGTTTATGATCCAATTGAAAATTTAACAACACTGGAGGTGAATGCACCATTTACTAGAAACCCATTTGATATTGATTATAGTGTAAATGCCAGTAGAAACATTGAAGTAAGACCGATGAAAGTTTCAGAATATAGAAACCTTACTTCAAATTTTGAGAATTACGCATTGTATGTTGAGAATTTAGATACAGAATATCCACTTATTGATTTTGAACCAACAGAAAGAGTTGGTGAAGGGTTTATTTATATGGTAGTGATTGGTGATCCCTTTTCTGGTATCAGTTCAACCACTAAAACATTAGTTATTAAACCAAACAACCTTAAAACAAAAGAAATATTTAATAATTCTTTTGATGAGGTTGAGAAATTTTTATTAAACACACAAGTAAGTCCAAAATATACTGCCACTTTTAAATATCCGGAATATAACGATAATGGTGATTATGTGACAAAAGAAAAAAAGTTAACTTGGTTAATTGATGGTTTATGGAATCTGGATATTAGAACCGGATCCTTTGACACCTATTTGGAACAATTAAACCAAGTATCGGAAAATCTTGATGAATTTAGAACAAATTTAATATCAAGATTTTTAACTACTGGGGCATTTAAAGAGTTTGATACCCAAGATCAAAAAATGGAGAAAATTCTCCAGTTATATGGTAGAAGTTTTGATGATGTTAAAAAATTCATTGACGCTTTAGCTTTTATGAATTCAGTAAACTACATTCCAAAAAACGATATACCATCACAACTATTATTTAATTTGGCACAAACGTTGGGTATTGAAACCAATATATCACCAATCAACAATGAAACTTTATTGGATTCATTATTCCAGACAACCCCACAACGAATTTATTCTGGTCAAACAGAAACGATGACACCACAAGAACTGAATTACCAATATTATAGAAATGTAATATTAAACGCCGCATATATGTTTAAAACAAAAGGGACTAGACAATCCTTGGAATATATAATGCGTTTTATTGGTGCTCCAGACGCTTTGGTTGAGTTTAATGAAATTATATACTTAGCAGATACAAAATTGAGTGTTGATGACTTTAAAGAGTCCTACGCCAAAATATCTGGAGGAACGGTCGTGACTCAAACACCGGTATTTGATCCTCAAAATACATTTTCAATATTGGGGGTGACTTACACTGGTTATACAACAAATAATACAATTGAAACGGTTTCATTAAACACATCCGATTATGGTATATCTGACGACGGGTTTCCGAAATCACCATCCACATCTGAGGATTATTTTTTCCAACAAGGTTCCGGATGGTTTGAAAAATCACCAAAACATAGATCACCACAAGAAGTTGATTTTGAAAATTCAAGATTGAATCAAAATGACCCTTCAGTGGTTACAAAACTGAAACCTTATTCATACGGTCAAGAGTATCTTGACAGATACAGACAATTTCCAAATATGAACCAAGGTTATACTTTAACAAAAATTTCAGATAACCAAAAATCTTGGGCCGTAGATACTACTGGAAATAGAAAAAATAACGCAAACTTTAATGGGGTTGATTATAACGTCTCAAATGATAAGTTGGTTATCAACTCAAAAAACATTGAATTGAATGTAAATGTAGGTCAAGGTTTAATTTATGATGTATGGGACATGTCAGTTAAATATAATTACCCAATTCCAAATTCTGGATTAACCTCACCTTACCCATATCCTGGAGCAATTGATTGGACATTTGTTAATCCAAAACCAAAAGAAAAAACATTTTTTGAATTTGCACAATCTTTTTATAATAATTTAATAAATGTAAGAAACAGACAAACAATAACAGACGGAAAAACGGGAGGTTATCCAGCCCTTCAATCTATATATTGGAAATATTTACAATCAGAACAAACGGTTGGGATTCCGTCCAATAAGTTTACATATCAAAAAATGATTGACTATACGTTAGGTTTAGGGGATCATTGGCAAAGATTATTGGAACAAGTAGTACCAGCGACTACACTTTGGTTAACAGGTGCAAAATACGAAAATTCAATTTTCCATAGACAAAAGTTCGTTTGGAGACGACAACGAGGTTGTGTATTTATTCCGGTTGCTTGTATTCCTTGTGAATATAACGGACAAGTATTCGCTTATGATTGTATTGATCAAACACTGGAATGTAAACTTAATTTAAATACGATACCTAGAATTTTATCAGCAACAATTAAAGGGGTTTTAGAAAGTCAAAATTATGACTCTAGAGTTTGTGATTTCAATAGTATAGTTACCACCTGGTATATTGATTGTCGTTTAGATAATGATATTTTAGTTCAAGAAAGTTTTTATACAGGATATGGATTTAACGGGTACCCAACCAGTAGTCAAGTTTTGACAGCTATAGATCAAAAATTACAAACGTTATATAATTATGGATTAAACTACTATTTTTCTGGAAACACATTAATAGTTAGTAATTCAAGTTGTTATGATGACTTTACAAATAAAACTCTATATCTAAATATAGGTATAAACGTTCAAATTAACTGCGGATAATGGCTTGTATAACTGGTTTTACAATAGGGGGGTATTATAATTTAGTAAACTGTTGTGGTGTTAAAGAGGAGGGTATATCACCAGGATTAGTTGAAGTTTGTATTGATGCTGACTTTTCTGCAACAACTCAAGGCGTTATTTTTGATACGGGATCAACTTGTACACAAAACTGTAATCAAGGCCCCTTATCATATACTTTTCAAGTAACTGGTGTTTGTTCTAATCCATCTGGTTCAACTTTAATAACACCCTTTGCCGGTACTCCTATTTATACGATTGATCCGGTATCACCTATTGGTAGTGGGTTAAGTACTCAGACTGGAAATGGTCCTTTTTTATATAGTGGACTTACGGGTGGTACTTATGTTTTTAGATTGAATGACAGTGATTCACCAATAAATCAAGAACTGTTTATAAACGTAATAATTTCTGATTGTTTTTATACTAATATTTTTGATGTAACCAATACGACTTGTGGTTTAAATAATGGATCATTAACTGTTTCGGCAACTTCTTTATCATCACCATATAATTTGATTTTGTATGCTGACGGTCAATTCAATCAAACACAAACAACAAATAGTTTACCCTACATATTCAATAATCTTTCAGCTGGAACTTATTATGTTGAGGTATACGATTACGGACTAAGTTCAGCAACAACTGAAAATGTTGTTATAAACGATAGTGTTGAGGTTGATTTTGGTTTCTGGAAGGTTAATACATCAAATTGTGTGATTAACACCGGAAAAATTTCTGTCACTGGTGCTACAGGAACAGGTCCTTTCTCTTATTTGTGGAGTAATGGTGAAACGACACAATTAATCACGGGACTTACTGAAGGTACATATACCTGTACAGTTACTGATAGTTTAGGTTGTCAAACAACAAAAGGTATTGTTGTTGAAGCAGCACAACCATTAGGTGTTGGACTGATTACAACTGTAAACCCAACTTGTTTTTCTTCGGACGGATCCTTAACTTATAATATAACCGGTGGTACTAGACCACTTTATTATTCCGCATCAACCGGTCAAGTAGGATACACTTTCGGTGATAGCTTTACAATTTCAAATTTAAATGGTGGGACATATGGTGTAGATATTAGGGACGCGAATTTTTGTCCATTAAATTTAACCACATATATTACTCCGGCTAATGGTTTTAATGTTGTAAGTTCAAACGTTATAAACTCAAACTGTAATCAAAATAATGGACAAATAAGTGTACAATTAAACGGTAATGGTGGTTTTTACACCTATGCTTTGTCAGGTCAATCAACTGGTGATGTTTATACAAATACAAGTCTAAACCAAACATATACATTTAATAACTTATCAAATGACACGTATTTATTAATTATTTCGGGTTCAGGTACTAATTGTTTTTTTACAGACACATTAACCGTTAATTCACAACAAAAATTCTCAGTAAGTGCAACAACAAGTGGTTCAACTTGTAATAGTAACAATGGTTCAATAACCCTTGAGGTTGGTAGTGGTTACACTGGTGTTTTGGATTACGTATTAAGTAATGGTCAATCTATCATTGATACTCCACTATCTTCTTATACTTTTACAAATTTAATACCTGGTTCATATACATACTCAGTAACTGATTCTGATGGTTGTACAATAACTGATAGTTTTGCGATAACAACAAACGGTGGTTTACTTTCATTAGTAAATACAACTAATTGTACAAACGGAAACAATGGTGAAGCTGAAGTTATAATCTATAATGGTGAACCCACATTTACATATTCGTGGTCTAATAATATACCTGGTATACAAACCGGACCAATAGTTACTGGATTAACTGCTGGAACATATAGTGTTCTTGTGACTGATAGTAACGGTTGTCAAAACAGACATCGGTTTGATATAAATTGTACTGGTGTTTTAATTACTAGTTATGAATTGTTTACCTTATGTGAAAATACTTTTGAAACAACAACAGGAACAAAAAGAGGATTTTCTGAAATGTTAAATGAGGGGTATCTTGATATTACGTCGGGATATACTAATTGTACATTTGTTAGTGGTGAATTTGTTGCCACAGTAGAAATTAACGGAAGTGCGTATACACAAACATTCTATACTGCAACAACATTAAATGACGTACCTCAAGATATTTTATGGCAAACAACTATAGAAAGTATTTTATCAACAATACCTGAAGTTGGTGGTTATGAAATTGATTTAATTAACAATACTTTACAAATAAAATCAAATTGTGATGGTGATTACGACCCATTAGCCGACGCTTCATTTTCATTAGGTTTGGATATAATATATGATGTATATTGCGAATTACCAGAACCAACACCTACACCAACACCTAGTCCGACTCCCACACCAACTCCTACACCAACACCAACGATAACACCTACACCAACACCAACGATAACTCCTACACCAACACCAACACCTAGTCCTACACCACCTCCAACACCAATAAATTGTAATATGTCTGGATACACTTTTGAAATAAACCAAATATAATAATTTTATGTCATTTTCCGCCGTAACATGCTTATCATACACAGGAACAACACCATTAGGTGGTGTGTTAAATTTATATAGTAATGTAGATGGGTACACTACACCATTCCAAACTAACATAAATTTATCAGCAATAACAGGAAACGAATGTCCTTACTATATTGATAATGTACCAGATTTTACAACACAAATTAGAATTTATGATATTGGAACGGGTTGTTCTTGTGATATACCGGTACAATCTAATAATTTATGTACGACTTGTGATTTAGATTTTAATTCATATAGTGCAAATACTATTGGTAGGTTAGTTGCTGGTAATTTGACAGGTTCTTGTGAAGTAAATATTACCGATTATAGAATTTTTTGGTATGAAACTGGAGACACCACAAATCCTGTATTTATATCAGGTTATGGGTCAGAATATGTGCCGTATTCCTTTACTCATCCATTAACCGGAAGTTCCGCCATTTTAGCTCAAGCAGGTACATATGTACCAGTAATTGATAAAATTAAATTGAGTGGGTTGACTTTTTCTCAAACAGGAGGGACCGGAACAATACCGGCAGAGTTAGAATGTTTTTCCTCGGTCACAGTAACTATTAACCCGTTTACTTGTGATAATGGTGATGGGTCAAGTGATGATGCTAATTATGAACATAGGGTGAGTTTTTCTGGTGCTGCGGCGGGGGTTGTGCCACAAGCCTTGGAGAGTACTTTCTTATTGACCGCAACTACTACTAATTATTTTGCGTGGAAATTTAGGGGTTATTCAGTACCTGATAGATTAAGATTGACATATTATGGTTCTGCCTATTCTGAACCTTTAATATTTGAAGATATTGTTGTTGGGTCAGACTTGACAACATCCAACTTTAGTTTAAATGAAACACCAAAAAGTGCCGCAACAAGTTCTAGTACTATTTTTATCAAAAAAGTTAATTGTTTTACTGGTTTAACACAAAATATTAATGATACAATAAAATTAGAGGTAATACCAAATTCGGCAAACACACAAACAAATTGGGATTTTTATTTTACTTGTTTAAATTCATTTAATCAAGACTCTTGTATTTTTAACAATATACCTTATAAAATCTCAGCATCAACAATCACATCTACTACTGGGGTATGTAATACAAATCAAATAACATTTAATTTGAGTGGTTGTCCATATAATGTTGATGATTTTACAAAATATATAGTTAATGATTTTAGAAATACTTTACTATTAAGAGGTACAAACTACGACACGTTATTTGTTTATGAAGATTCACCGTATATAATTAATCGGTCTACCGGGTTGTTGAGAATAAATACACCGACATATATTAGTAGTCAACCCAAAAACGTACTAAGAATTTGTTCCACACCATCTTCAAACACTATAACATACCAAAAGTATGTAAGTGGTGGGACTCAGGGTGTTATAGATATGGAATTTAGTAATATTGTTGATTTTAACACTTATTATAATTCATATTTAAATGTTAGTACGGGTAGTTCACCTGGGTTAGTTGGTGTCTGCACTACGTCCGCCGGACCATGGAGTGGTACCCCTTATGATTCAACAGATATTAGATATTATAGATATTATAATTTAGCAATACCTTCAAACACTGGGTCTACTAATTGTGGTGATGGAACCACAGAATTAAATTTTATGATACACCCATCCACTGTGGTCACAACTGGTACAACGGGACCAAATTATACCTTTAGATTAACAATGCCAACCATAGTGAATAACTTGACCTATGACCCATTATGTAGTTTATCGGGTAATATACAGTCAGACTACGTTGACTTGATAAATAACAGATCTACTGGTACGACTAATAATTTTTCAGGTACCACAACCACTGGTAGTAAATATAGTGATCCTTTTTACCAAGTTAGTTTAGCTTGTAGTGGTGTTACAACTACAAGTGCGGATACATTTAACGGTGTAGTTAGATACCCTAAATACCTAAATGAAACTATCGTTTATACTGGTAGTACACCTACCATTGTACCATCGCTGAGTGCTCAAACCTTTGATTTTAGTTACCCAAGATTTTCTGTACAATCCTTATTCAATAATAATTCAGCATATGTTAGATATCAATACCGTTATACGGTTTATTTAAACAACCCATCTGACTTTAGAGATTTTGAAATTTATGCCGTTCAATTTACTGGTGGAACTTTAGGTACGGAAGTACTAATATATGGTTACACAGGGTCAACTGGACTATCATTTCAATATCAACCATCTTATTTCATATGACACAACAAGTTTTTACCATATCAGGAATTACAGGGGGAGTACCACCATTCACATTTTATATTTGTGATGAAAATGGTAATAATTGTTCAGTACTTGCAACAACTGGTGGAACATATACGGCATCCACTTTTTATGAAACAGCAACAACACTGATGATTAAAGTAATTGATAGTGTTGGTTGTACTGTATTTAAGATTGTTAGTTGTCCAGAAGATACCTATTTTATTTTAACCGAGGATGGACTCATAATGATTACCGAAGATGGTGACGAATTAATTTGGATATAAAATGTTAATTGAAATTACAGGGGTTACTTCTAGTCAATCGCCATATGATGTTTTTTTATGTAACTCAGACTTAACGTCTTGTTTTTATGTTTCCGGTAATACGTCCATTCCACCATCAGTAATAATTGATACTCAAAATTATTTCCCAAATGAATTTCTTTTGAATTTAAAAATTATTGATACAAATGGATGTACTTTTATTAAAACAATTGATTGTCCAGACGGTAAAGCGTTCCAAGATGACATATTATTTATATTTATGGATAATATCCAATATTATTTTCAATAATTGATATTTATAACATATGCCAACTTATCAATTACTTACGGATAGAGTTTTAGCCAACCCAACGGCGATTACACCAACAACATTGATACATATAGTAACGACCGATGATGTTTCACAAAATCCGGCCGGGTCATCCTATAAAGCCGAGTTAGGTCAACTATCAAATTTGTTTAGTGGTTCCACATTTACTGGTAATACATCTGCAACATGTATTAATGAATTATATGTGTCTGATGTGTATGGTTGTTCTGGTACAACATTTCACGATAATGTGTGTTTTGAAACAATAGCAACAGGAACCACAGGTTATACATTGTCGGTCACTGAAGGTGGTTGTTTAATAATCGCCACAGGCACAACTTCGGAAAAGGTAGTAACTAAAGACCTTGAGGTTACTAACACACTTTTAGGACCTAGAGGAAGTTTTACTGATTATATGAAGGCGTCTAGATTAAAATCATTCTCACCACTTTTTATAAATGATGAAGATGAAGGTAATGTTTATTTTGGTTCAAGTAGTGGTGTAACAATTGATGTAGTAAATAATAGAATTGGGATAAATGATTGGTACGGTGTTTTTGGGGACCCAAACGCTAAACTTGACATTTATTCAACTGGTGATACTATAACTGCTGGTATTTTTAATGGTACAACCGTTAGTGGTACAACATATGGTTTGACCGTAAATTCTGAAAATAATTATGGTTTAGGTGGATCAAATGTCGTGTTTTGGGCACAAACAACAGCAGGAATTACTAATGATTCTAATATTGCCATTAAAGGTACTGTTGCAGGAGGACCAAATGATTATGCAATTCAATTACTAGATGGTCAAGAGGTTGTCGGAAAAGTTTTAACTTGTGTTTTACCAACAGGTGAAGCAAGATGGGAGAACCCAACAAATATTTTCACAAGTGGATTAACTGGAGATACTTTGGTTGTATCAACATCTTATACACCATCTGGTAGTACGGACACAAATGGAGTACCGGGTTCAATTAGTTGGGACAATACCTACATCTATTTAAAAAACAATACTGGGTGGGTTAGAGTAAGTGGCGAAACCTGGTAATATTTATTCACTTTAATAAGTTTTGTGTTAAAATTTTTGCATGAGAATCTTCATACAAATTGCATCTTATAGAGACCCAGAATTATTACCAACAATCAAGTCATGTTTAGAAAATGCCAAATATCCGGATAATTTAGTTTTTGGTATTTGTAATCAGTTCAATCCAGATGATCAATTCAATATTGATGAATATCAAAATGATTCTAGATTCAGAATTTTAAATATACCAAATACAGAATCAAAAGGTGTTTGTTGGGCTCGTAACCAAGTACAGCAATTATATCAAGATGAGCAATATACATTACAGATTGATTCTCATATGCGGTTTGAAAAAGATTGGGATGATGAATTAATCAATATGATTAGACAATTACAAAATAAGGGACACAAAAAACCTTTATTAACTGGTTACGTATCATCATACAAACCAGAAAATGATCCAGACGGAAGGGTTAGAGTTCCTTGGCGAATGGTGTTTGATAAATTTATTCCGGAAGGTGCCGTATTTTTCCTACCAGAAGTAATTCCAAATTGGACAAACTTAACTGAACCAATAGCTTCAAGATTTTATTCTGCTCATTTTTGTTTCACATTAGGTGAATTTTCAAAAGAAGTACAACATAACCCTGATTTCTATTTTCATGGAGAGGAAATTTCAATAGCAGTGAGAGCTTATACTCACGGTTATGATCTTTTTCATCCTCATAAAGTATTAATTTGGCATGAATATACAAGAAATAACAGGACTAAACACTGGGACGACCATAAAGAGTGGTGGAAAGATAATGAAAAAGCACACGACTTAAATAGAAAGTTGTTTGGGATTGATGGTAACGAACTAATGGATCAAGGAAATTACGGTTTTGGTACTGAACGAACGTTAAGGGATTATGAAAAATATGCCGGAATCCTTTTTTCTAAAAGAGCGGTACAACAATATACACTAGAAAAAAAATATCCACCAAATCCATATGATTATAAAACAGAAGATGAATGGATTCAATCATTCTCAAAACAAATAAAAAAATGTTTTAAAGTCAAAAAGGAATTATTAAATGAAAGTGATTATGAATTTTGGGCGGTTATCTTCAATAAAGAAGGTGATACGACATTATATAGAGAAGATGCTAGTATTGATGAAATTCAAAAATTATTAAAACAACCGGGTGACGAAATAGAGATATGTAGGACATTCACAACAACTGAAGAACCAAAATCCTGGGTGTTATGGCCTTATTCAAAATCAAAAGGTTGGTTAAATAAAATAGAACAACAAATGTAATATGAGAATTTGTGTTGTTAGTTTGTTTACAAAAGAAATTGAACTAGAGTCAAGGTTATCAACTTTGAATAAAAAAAAGTATTGTGAAAAATACAATATAGATTATAAGTTTTTTTTGGGTAGGTTATCAAAAAGACACGCACAGTGGGACAAAATACAATGTTTAATACAATTGTTACCACATTATGATTATGTGGTGTGGATGGATAGTGATACGGTATTTAATAATTTTGATATATCACTTGTTGATTTTATAAGTGAAAATAAAGATTATGATTCGTTATTTTGCTCAGACGTATGTTATGAGGTAAATTCAAAACATCTTTTGGTAAACACTGGTGTTATGATATTCAAAAACACCGAGTGGTCGTCCGACTTATTAAATAAAGTCTGGAATAGTATAACTGACTACAATGTTGAAGCTTTAGATAAACACTCCTACGAAGGATTTCCACACGAACAAGGAAAAATGTGTGAGGAGTTGTTAAAAGAAGATGGCACCAGGTTTAAAATATTTCCACATACAACTTTTAATTGCCACCCAAATTCAAAAAATGATAAAACATTTATTGTCCATTATATGGGTAGTAGACAATCTACAACACATCTAAATGATTTTATAAAAAAAGTTGAACTAACAAATCAGAGACTAAATATTGAAAGTGATGAGGATGTAAATGTAATTGAACTTAATAAATATAAAATTTGTTTGGTTTCACATTTTACAGAAAATATTGAACATGTTGCGAATTACACAATTCAAAACAAACAAAAATATTGTGATAAACAAGGTTATAGTTTTAAATACCATAAAGGTAGGTTGAGTGATAGGCATCCTGGTTGGGACAAAATTAAATTATTAAAAGAAGTTTTGTTAACCGATGAGTTTGATTATGTCGTTTGGGTTGATAATGATGCTTGTATAACAAACGAAGAAATGCGGTTTGATTTTATTTGTAATTTATATTCTGAATCAAATATCATTTTAGCGTCGGAAGATGATTCTAGAAATATTGAGTTTTTGAACCCAAGTAATGATTATAATAATTTACAAAATTTACGAATAATTAACACTGGTGTTATGATTTTAAAAAATAATCCTTGGGTTATTAATTTTTTAGATGAGGTATGGGACACCAAAAGTAACACAAATAGAGGTGTTGATTATTCACATAAAAGTATAATAGGGAACAATTTTAATTATGATCAGTGGCCGTTTGAACAAGGACCAATACATATCGTATTATCTAAAACTGACAGAAATCACTATAAGATTGTTAAAAGTGAAATATTAAACAAGTTTAAATCAAGTCACCAAAAAAACAATTTTATTTGTCATTTTGTGGGACAAGGAAACGATTTGGAATCAATACGAAATTATATTGAAAGTCTCAAAGATGATACAAATATGATTCCAGTAAAAAATAATAAGTTGATTGAAAAATTCAAAGAGAATGAAACCAAAATTGAAATTACAATATTAACTGACAATGGAAACTATTTCATTAAATATATTTGGGATTATCAAAAAACAGGACTTGAACATTTAAGTCACTCATTTAAAATTAAAAATGGTTTGGATGAGAGGGTTTTTGATTTAGATAGTAAAAAAACTGGTAAGTTCAAAATTGATTATTCTGACAAAACTGAAATATATCACACCTATAATTGGTTTGGTGAGGTTAGTTGGAATCAAATTGGTTAAAAAACACGAATAAAACAAACTTTTGGTTATTTATAAAAGAAAGAAAAACACATAATGGCGGATATTATATTAAGTAGTTGTTGTTATACACAAATAGTATATAGTGCCAGTTCGTGGTCGTTTGTCCCCACCCCTTTAACTTCTTTTGAAATTACGGGTGATACAAATATTATGGATGGTTGTTATACGATTGTAACCGGTGTAACGGCGGACGGTCCGTTTGTATTTGATGGTACCGCGACCCTATTAAGTACTGGGTGTACGGAACCATCTTGTGTTGAATTATGTTGTTATGAGAATATGTGTATTAACATACCATTTAGTGCATATTCAGCATATACTGGTGATTATGTGTTAACTGGAACATATAACTCAAAACCGTATTGGACAGGTGGAACAAATCCTGGGTATTTGTTTTTTGATACAAACAAATGGTGTTTGAGTGACACTTTAGGTGGAACTGCGTTCTTTTTCGGTCCAAATCCAACAACATCGGATTGTCCGGACTTAGACCCAACGGTTATGACAAACGGAAGTTGCCCAACACCTACACCAATACCTACTGACCCATGTTCGTTATTAGATTTTGATGTGTTATTGGAATGTGAAATTATTGTACCAACACCTACACCAACACCTACACCAACTCCTACTCCGACGCCTACTCCAACTCCTACGGTTGATCCTTGTTCTGGGTTTACGGCTGACATTACAGTTGTGACTGGACCATTACCAACACCTACACCAACTCCAACTCCATCACCAACACCAACGGTAACGGTCATACCATCGGCAGACACTGTAACATTTATCATTGATAGTGGTAATTTTGTTTGTTCACTTGTTAAAGAACTTATTGATTGTGAGGATGGTTCAATTTACTATATTGATAGTGAATTAAGTTATGGTGGTTTATCATTATCGGCAGGAACAACATTCTTAGCGATATTACATGGAAATAATTCAGATCAAATCCAATGTGTGACTTATAATAGAGTAACGACCGCATCAACAAATAGAAATTTGGTGGAAATTTTGGACGTATATACAAGTGGATGTTCGGAATGTATAATCCTAACTCCAACACCTACACCAACACCTACACCAACTCCGACACCAACACCTACTCCGACACCAACACCAACATATGCTATGGGAACAGAATTTATATTTACATCATGTACAACAAATTCAATGATTATACAAACGGCGATACCACCATTAAACATACAAATTGATGATATATTAAAAACATCTGGATCTTGTTATTCGTATGTGGGTAATTTTGTAAACTATATTGCACCTCCAGGTTACATTGTAACCAACGTGGATACATTTACGGCAACAACTGCGACCACATATACGACTTGTTTGGAATGTTTAACACCTGATCCGGAACCAACACCAACATATAGATTATGGAAAGCAAAAGGTGAGTATTCTATATCTTGTCCTGTTTGTGAGTTAACAGATTTCGGAGGTGATGTACAATTCTATACTGATTATAGTGTGAGTACTTTAGATACCGGTATCTATTTATATGAAAATAGTTCACTTACAACACCATTCACTGTAACATACATTAAAGTATTACAAACGCAAAATATTAATCAAACTGAGAAAATATTTGAAGTGGATAGTATGGGTAAAATAACATTTAAATGTGACGTAAACGGAAATTGTTAAAATGGCAAATATAATAACTATTAATAGTATAACATCGGGAACTTCACCATTTGACGTATGGGTTTGCGATACATGTTTTGGTACTTGTCAATATATTGATACATTCTCGGCAACATCCATACCATATAGTTTTGTTTTACCGGAAGTTTATGAAACATACCCAAACTACATTGTTAAAATTATTGACGATAACGGATGTGTTTTTTGTTATGAATTATCATCCTATAAAGAGTTTCAAGATGGTGATCTTTTTGAATTTATGGGTGGTGAACCATATGAATTTGAATAATTAAATATATATAAATAAAAAGAAATGGCTAGATTAACGGATAAAACCTTGGCACAATCCTCAGCGATTACACCAACAACATTAATACATATTGTAACCACCGCGGATACCTCACAAAATATGGCGGGATCGTCCTATAAAGCGGAACTACAACAACTAAGTTCAATTTTTGGTGCATCAACATTCACCGGAGGAACTGTAACCGGACCGACCACATTTACAAGTGGTATGAGTGCTAATACCATAAGTGCAACAACTTATCAAAACTTACCAATAAGTGGATTAACTGCCGGTAATAACATTAACATAAGTGGTTCAAACGGTAATTTCACAATATCTTTCACGGGAACAACTGGTGGTTCATTTACTGGGAATACATCGGCAACGTGTATAAATGACTTATATGTAAGTAATTTACACGGATGTTCACCAATAACAATTCACGATAGTATACAATTTACTGGTTCAGTGGCTACCGGATTATTATCCTATGCTGAAGGTAGAGAAACTACGGCACATGGTGATTATTCACACGCTGAAGGTTATCAAACAACTTCATTTGGTTACGCTTCTCATACGGAAGGACGGGGTTCACAAACAGGAAAATATGGTGCCTACTTATGTGGACCCATAACTAGTGGTGTGGTTACTTTAGATTCTAGTTATGGGGATATAACGACATCATTTTCTTCAGGTGACACTGTAGTTATTGACGATAGAGATTTTAATTATGATATTGGGAAATCAAACTTTACAGTATCGGCAGTGACCTTTTCCTCACCAAATACTATAATATATCTAAATCAAACAGGTACCACTTGTACCGGGAACGCAAAAGTAGGAAATCTAACCGGTATTTATAATTGGAATGGTGATCAAATAATAACAACAGATTATTCACATTCTAGAGGTATAAGTACAGTGACGCTTGGTTATGCCTCAACTGCTTCCGGGTATTACTCAGTTGCTCTAGGTGATGTTTCAACAAGTTCTGGTTTTTATACTAAATCATATGGTACCAACTCACATACTGAGGGTAGACAAACCACTTCAGTTGGTGATGCATCACACGCTGAAGGATGGAATACGACCGCGTGGGGGACTTATTCTCATTCCGAGGGACAGTTAACAAAAGCGATAGGGTTACGTTCACATAGTGAAGGGTCAAGCACTACAGCGTTCGGTACTACCTCACATTCCGAAGGTATTAACACTAAAGCACTGGGTAATGCTTCACACTCCGAAGGTACTAGTACCACGGCATCTGGGTTTTATTCACACGCTGAAGGTATGAGTACAACCACCATAAATCAAAGTACTCATGCTGAAGGTTATAGTTCAGTGGCGGTGGGGTTTTCATCTCATGCGGAAGGACTATTCTCAAACGCAATTAGTTCTGGTTCACACGCAGAAGGTGGGTATTATGATGGTTTTGATTACTATAGTGGTGGTACCACATTAGGTTACGCATCACATGCTGAAGGTGTTAGTACAACAGCAATAGGTATTCAATCACATGCTGAGGGCTCATACACAACAGCATTAGGTAATGGTTCTCATGCTGAAGGAGCCCTCACAAAGGCATTAGGTAATGTGTCACATAGTGAAGGACAATTAACAACAGCGTTAGGTACTACCTCACATTCCGAAGGGAGTAACACAAAAGCATTAGGTAATGGTTCTCATGCTGAAGGTTCATTCACAACCGCCAGTGGGACAACTTCACACGCTGAAGGTAATGACACAAAAGCATTAGGTAATGTGTCACATAGTGAAGGTGAATCAACACGTTGAAGGAGGTTTTACGACTGCGTTTGGTGATTATTCTCACGCCGAAGGATACGGAACAGTAACAAATGGCGATTACCAACACGCACAAGGAATGTGGAACGTGACCGGTGACACAACACAAGGTGCGTTTATTTTAGGTAATGGTACAGATAATAACAATAGAAGTAATCTAATATTTGCGGCAGGAAATGAAGTTAAAATTTCTGGAAAAACAATAACAACAAATTTCCAAATGACATCTGGTGCAACAAACGGATACGTTTTAACGTCAGATGGTAATGGAAATGCCAGTTGGCAAACACCGACAGGAGGTGGAACATTTACCGGAGGAACAGTAAGTGGAACAACATCATTTACAAATGGTTTAAGTACAAATACAATATCGGCAACAACTTATCAGAATTTACCTGTAAGTGGGTTAACCGCAGGAACTAACATAGGTTTAGTTAATAATGACGGAAATTACACAATATCTGTTACCGGAATAACATCACCTATTAATTCATATAACAACATCGGTTCAACCGGAACTTCATTTAACTGGAACGTTTCTGGTTTAAGTACAAACTATCAAGTTACATTAACGGCAAACACAACACTATCATTAACTGGTGTAAGGAATGGTGAGTACGGAACTTTAATTGTAACACAAGATGGTGTTGGTGGAAGAACATTAAGTTTAGGTAATGTTAATGGTGGTAGTGGTACACATAGAGTCGCTAACGGAGGTGGTGGAACTATCATATTAACATCCAACGCAAGCGCAACTGATATTTTAACATTTACATATAATGGTTCAGTAATGTATTGGACGGTCGGTAATGATTATTCTTAAAAATTAATTTATGAGTAGGCAACAATTTACATCAAGAAATAATATAGGACAAGTACTAACCATTCAAAAGAGTGGTTCAACATCTTCTTTTGACCCAGTAGTTGCGTTTAGTAGTGGATCAAGAAGGGTTTCTTGGAGACTGGATAATGGTTCTAATATTACTCAAACGGCAGGTATTTCATTAACTTATACTGGATTTACTTCAGACCCTGGAATACGGACCATTCAAATGAGAGGTAATAGTTTTAGGGGGTTAAATAATTTTACCTTAGATGACGACAATTTATTTGGTCATATTAATTTATCTGGATTAACTAGTTTAGCGAATAATACTACTATAGCACTAAATAACAACATAAATTTAACCGGAATAACAAATCCATCTAGTAGTAATACGTTTCAAAATTACCGAATTGATTATTGTAATTTAATAGGAAATTTAGATTTAACACCACTATCTGGATTAGGAGGTAATTTTAGGGTTAATAATAACTTAAATTTAACAGGAATAACCCATTCACCATCGTCAGGGGTTTTTACCAACTATGTTGCAAATAATTGTAACCTAACTGGAAATTTAGATTTAACATCATTATCTGGTTTAGGAGGTACTTTTAATGTTTACAGCAATAGTGGCTTAACTAATATTACACACGCACCATCATCACAAAATTTTACAACATACCAAGCATATCTTTGTGACCTAACCGGAAATTTAGATTTAACACCATTATCCGGTTTAGGTGGCACTTTTCAAGTACAAGGACATAACAAATTAACAGGAATAACCCATTCACCATCATCGCAAATTTTTACACTTTATAATGTTAACACCTGTAATTTAACTGGAAATCTAAATTTACCTTTTTCTGGATTGGGCGGTCAATTCCTAGTTCAAAATAATACCAACCTAACTGGAATAACACATACACCATCATCACGGAATTTTTCAAGTTATTACGCATTTTTTTGTAATCTAACCGGAAATTTGGATTTAACTCCATTATCCGGATTGGGTGGTGATTTTCAAGTTCTTGGTAATATAAATTTAACTGGTATAACACATTCAATATCGTCACAAAATTTTTTTAAATACGAAGCAAATGGTTGTAACCTAACAGGAAATTTAGATTTAACACCATTATCTGGGTTAGGTGGTGACTTTAGGGTCTTTAGTAATAGTGGTTTAACAAGTATAACACATTCGGTATCATTAAGGAATTTTGGAGTTTATCAGGCACATAGTTGTAATTTAACCGGAACATTGGATTTATCACTTTTAACAAGGTTAGGTGGTCCAACCAGTGCGATAGTTCAAGGTGTTGTAAGGTTACATTCAAATACAAATTTAACAAATATTATTTTTCCAAATTCAAATCAATTTTTTAAAAATTCTCAAAATAATGAAGGTGGCGGTACTTTTGCATTACATAGTTGTAATCTAGATTATATTGATTTTACACCATTATCTGGTGCAACATTATTATCTGGTACAACACAAGGAAATCCGAGAATATCTTTAAGAGATAATGGAATGTCTGCCGATACCGTAAATCACATATTAGTTGATTTTAGTGGAAATGCAACATATAACCCAACAGGATGGTCTAATATTAATTTAAATATTGGAGGAACAAATGAGGCACCAAACTATAGTTCAGGTGGTTATGATGGGATTGCAGCAAGAAATTTTTTAACAGGTTCACCCTATAATTGGACAATAACACATTCATAATGATTTGGAGACTAATATATACAAATACAGAAGTTATTGATTTGTTTGAAACAAATGGAATAACCGCAACACCTCATCAAATTTTTGAAGGAAATACACAAGAAGAATGTTTTGATAAAATTGATGAATTAAAAATAACATATTACTACCCTTTGAATGAAAATGAAATATTATTATTCAGTGGAGGAACAAGAACAATAATTAATAAAGAAGAAATTTAATGGGTCAATTAAGTGGAAATAGTTGTAATATAATAACACTCTTACCTTTGGGTTTAGATTGTGACAGTATTGACGCCACAACACCAGACGCCACAAATGGTATTGTGGCTTTATATATTACTGGAGGAACTTCACCCTATCACGTAAGTTGGAATAACGGTTCTCAGGGTACTTTAATAAAAAATTTAGGTCCAGGTGAGTATACCGCAACAGTGGTTGATTATTATGGTGATTTTACGGCAACAACGACTTGTACGGTAGGATTTGAAACTTTTTACTTACAAGAGTTTGAAAATTGTGAAAATAGTAATAAAATTTATTATTTAGCCGACCTACCCTCAATATTCACCACTGGAAAAACATATGAGTTAACAACACAAACTGGATGCTGGGTTAATAGTGGTATTACAACATATACAGGTCAAACATATCTTAATTCGTTTGCTGAAATATCTTCTGGTCCTTATGACACCTGTCAAGATTGTTTACCAGAACCAACACCACCACCAGTTTATCCAGAAAATTTATGTTTATCGTATAGTGACGGTAAAACACTTACATCAGTACAATTAAGTTCAGGTAACACAATAAATGGTTACCCGTCATGGACTGCCAACACATCGTCTATTGTTATATATTATAATACTGGTAATACTAGATGGGAAATATCTAATTGGACATTCAGTAGTGGTGAACCAGTATTTATTAACCCAACACCACCACCAATAGGTAGTTGGACTATTTTAGGATCCTATTATGGTTCTTTAAGTATTATAGAAGGTATATGTACAGCACCACCTCTGCGTTTAGATTTATCACCAACAAACCCTTCTTGTAATATTACAAATGATGGTTCAGTGTGGTTATACTCAATAGGAGGTATCCCACCTTATGAATATTCAATAGATGGGGTTAATTACCAAGTAAGTAATGTTTTTGCCGGTCTAGGTTCTGGAAATTATACTTTTTATGTTAAAGATACAAATAATACTATTACGCCATTATCAACCACACTAACACCTGAAGAAACTTTTCAAAATTATTCAATAAATTTAACACCATTAACACAAAATACCACAGTGGTCGGTGATACAGAAACTAGAACATATACGTTTAAAATTGAAGTTTCACCCGCACTACCAAATAATAAAACATTGGACTTTGTTCTATTTTTAAATAATTTACTTACTGGAAATACAACAACATTTTATAGTCCAATAGTTCAAACAAATCAAACACAAACTTTATCGTTCGCAACCAATGGTGTTGCATCTATGTTAGGTCCTACAAGCACTAGTACACCTCAAATAGTAACAACACCTAAATCTTTACCATGTAGAAATACTGACATAAACACAACGGCGTACACACAAAATTATCAAGGAAGTATTACCGGTAACGCAACAATCGTCGGAACGTTAACACAACAACTTAAAACACCTAGTGTTTCATATGAGAAACACAGATGTGGATTAAATGCTGGAATTAAAAATGTATTTGGTATGACTAACCAAAATTTAACCCCTTCCGATTGTTCATACTTAAATAGTGCAGTCCAGCCAATAACTTATGAGTTTTATAAAACAGGTAATACTGGAGCCGGATTAAGCGCACTTGCATAAAATACTAATAATTATATTTATATTATATGTCATACATAATCAAAAATACCGCAGCACTAATTAATACTAAAATAACCGATGCTGCCAGAAAAAAAATATCACAAGGTAAGTTTGATATTTCTTACTTCCAAGTAGGTGATAGTGAAGTTTGTTATGACTGTATAAATAATATGAATTTAAATGATTCATTTGTGTTGATGCCACAGGATAATTCACAAAACTTATCACCGGTACCCGAAAAAAACAGAATGAATATTAAGTATCCATTATTTTTGGATTCAACTTCAGGTGCAACATACGGGGTTCCTTTTGATGCGTCCTATATTGATAACGTTTACAATAGTGCCGCCCCTAGAGGATTTTTTAGTGGTAATAGTGTAAGTGGTTTTACATTACTTACAACTTCAGCATACACAATTAACCCAAATTTTGTTGTTGATAACACAACTCTAACATCTGGAACCATTTTAACTTTATCTGCAACTTCCATTAACCCATCAGTTTCTGGTACTGCAAATGTCGGATCAATCATAACTTTATTTACCCAAAACTCAATCCAACCTTTAAGCGGTAATTCACCAATGTTTACTTTTGTAGTTGTTGGAATTACCGGTGACACGTCAACTGGCTCAACCATAACGGTTCAAGTGGATAGAAATTTACCGGATTTCACATCTTTAGGTTATAGTGGAAATAGTAGTGTGATTTTTTATCCATCTAGTATGACTGAATTATATGATTCATACACCCCAGAACCTTATTGGAATACTGACGCGTTTAATTTTGAGTCAAATTGTGACATTTCACAAGCCGATGTAAAAGTTTGGAATATGAATTCACCGTGGACTGAATCACCGGCTGGAATATTTAATACGACATATCAAGATTATAATTTTTACGCTTCAAGCGGTTATTGTGGATCAAAAGAGTATTTTGGTTATAATGAGTCTGGTGGTCAAACTGATACTGATAGAGTTTATTACTACAATAGTTTTTCTGAAGAAATAATCGTACCACCAGTGGATCAAAAAGCCATTGCGATTGTACATTACACCAATCAATCCATTGATAATTTTTATGGTGAAAAATTCGCTATGCAAGATTATGATCCGACAAACCCAGGAAACACCGGACAAGCGAGAAATTTCAAACTTAGTATTCCATGGTTAATGTGGCACAAAAACCCAAATGGTACGATTGGTGAGGACTTTTATGTGGACCCATCTGGTTTTACATCATTGGACTTGTTTGAAGTACATTATATTAAAAGTAAAAAAGATATTCAATTTAATAGTCCTGGGTTAAGATACTATCATTTATGGGATACACATGCTAATGTAAATGGGTACCCAAATAGAGTTGGTAAAGTGTTTCCAGATTATAAAATGATTATTTTTGATGATGAAGAAATTGTGGCAACACTAAATTCAAAATCAAATAGAAGTTGGACATTACCAGCACCAAAGTTAGGACTTGTTACACCAAATACATTCAATGGTGTTTTGGGTGGAACTACCGGATTACTTAGTGGAAGTAGTGAAACGTTGTTTTTAACGTATAGGTTAAATAGTTCGGCGTTCACAAATTCACTCCACTGTAATTATTATACAACAATTTCAGGTAATGATCAAAGTTTACTTCCTGGACCTTCAGATATAATTATAAGATTTGGAAACGAATTTCCATTTTTAACCTCAACATTTGGAACTTCACCTTCTGGTTTTTCGGCCAATGATATAACAATACTGGCTCAGAAAGTACCTAGTGGAACATCAAGACCAGACACCACACAATGGAGAGAAATAAATATTTCAGACCAATATTCCGCCACAACATCTGGAGGATATTTAACCCTTAATAGTTTAACCGGTGTAACATATCAGATTACCAAAAATATGTATGATACAGCACCAATTTATCAATTAACGAACTATTTGGATATTCCGGTATTGAATCAAACTGGCGTGACCTTTAATTTTGGTGGTGACTATTATTTCTTTGGTAACATTCAAACAGACATTCAAGCAACCATTTATGTTATGAATTTCTTATGTAACTTAGGTCAAACTCAGTTTTTTGATTCATCAAATCCAACATGGAACGGAACAACTTCACCTTATATTACGGAAGTTGGACTTTACAATGCTGATAAAGAACTTATGGTTATATCTAAGATACAGTCACCCCAAAAAAGACAGGGAATTCAACAGTATCCTATTAAATTAGATTTTTAAATTATGGCGGAAAAAAAGGATTTGAAGAACTCACCAAAAGTTCTTGGATTGGACGTTTCAACCCGTACAATTGGTTGGGCACTTTTTGATATTAAATCACAAGAGTTATTGGAATTAACACATTTTTCACCGGTTATTAAACCAAAACCGGAGAATAAAATTGAAGAACTCATTTTAAAAGTTAAAGCTTTTGAAGAAAAACTTTATGGGTATACCAATTTGGGTATTACAAGTGTGGTAATTGAGGAACCATTATTAAACTCAAACAACACTTGGACTGTCGGTACCTTACTTAGATATAATTCAATGATTACAAAATCCATTTATGATATTTTGGGTATTGTCCCATCCTTTATTTCAACTTATAATTCAAGAAAATTTGCTTGGCCACAACTTGTTCAACAAAACGATAAGGGTAAACACGTTTTATTTGGTGGACTTCCAAAAGATATTGATAAAAAAGAAATAATTTGGAAAAAAGTATCCGAAAAAGAACCTCAAATTAAATGGTTATATACCAAAAATAATACACTTAAAAAAGAGTGTTTTGATATGGCCGATTCATACACTTGCGTGTTGGGTTATATGAAACAAGAAAATATTTGGTAAGAAATTTGTTTTTTTAATTATTATTCCTTAACTTAGCTTTATGAAAGAAGAGTCACTACTAGTTGACCTTATTGAAAATATATTTGGTGAACCCAAAAGTTTAAATGAATATAGTGGTCAAATTTCTGTTGATTGTCCGGTTTGTTCCTATGAGATAAAAGGGTTATCAAAAACTGACGGTAAGGGTAATCTAGAAATAAATTATATTAATCACATTTACCACTGCTGGTCCTGTGGGGAGACACACGGAACTCACGGACATTTAGGAAAATTAATAGACCAATTCGGATCCAAAAAAGATAAAAAAACATATAACCTCATCAGACCAGACAAGGTTGAAAAAAAACAAAAGGAGTACAAAAAGTTAGAACTACCAAAAGAGTATAAACGTTTTGAAGATATTCATCCTTTACATTTACCCAGAAAAGAAGCATTAAATTACCTTAAAAAAAGAGGTATCACACAAGAAATCATTGATAAGTATAAAATTGGTATTTGTATGGAAGGTGACTACGCTGGTCGTGTTATTGTGCCGTCATTTAATAAAAAAGGTGAATTAAACTTTTTTGTATCAAGATCATGGAACCCAAGAGCAAAACTAAAATACAAAAATCCAGAAGCCGCAAAAGATTTTCTTATATTTAACGAAAGTTTAATTGATTGGAAAAAAGATATATACCTTGTTGAAGGTGTTTTTGATTCATTTTTCTTGGATAACTCAATTGCTTTACTTGGAAAATATGTAAATGACAACTTATGGGAAAAACTTTATACAAAAGCCAAAAAAGATATTATTGTTTGTTTGGATGGTGATGCTTTTTTGGATGCCAAAAACATATATGACAAACTTAACGGAGGTACATTATATGGTAGGGTAAAACTAATGAAACTACCAAAGGACAAAGACGTTTGTGACCTCAGAGGTGAAATTAATCAATATTTAATAGAAGAAAAAGAATGAATTTAAAAGAAATAGCCCAAGATATAAGAAATATCTTATCCAAAAGAAGAAATGAGTTAAATTTAACTTTTGAAGAAGAAGGTCACGAGTATACAATGACAGACGTGGATGGAACGTTGAGAAAGGATTTTCCATCAGTGTCAAAGGTTATGAAACTATTTTATGATGAGTTTCCAACCGAAGAAGCTGCCAGAAATAAAGCAAAGGGCGATCCATATGTTATGCAAACATTATTGGAGGAATGGGCTGAATCTGGTAGAATTTCAACAAATATGGGTAGTAGAGTCCATTACGAATTGGAACTTGAAACATTAAAAAGACATAACCTAAAAAAGGTCGTCCGTCAACCGATTTACGAATGTGATATGGATATGATTATGAAGGGTGACCGAATGATCAAAGCCGGATATAGATTTTTAAAATTAATGGAAGAAAGGGGTGCGGTATTAATTGATACTGAAATCGTATTGGGTGACCCGGAGTTTGGTTATGTTGGGCAAGGTGATACCTGTTGGATCATAATGAACAAACAAAAAACTGGTTTCGGTTTTATAATAACGGATTATAAAACAAATAAGAAGAAAAATATGGAAACCAACGATTTCACAAAACCAATGAGAGACCCCTTTAAATACTTACCAAATAATGCTTTAGGTCACTACAATACTCAGTTACCTTTATATGGGAAATTGTTACTTAAAATGTTAAAGGGCACCAAATATGAAAATATTCCATTACTTGGATGTATCATTGTTCACTTAACCGACGAACAAGAATTTGTTGAACATAGAGTGGACAGAAAGGTAATTGACACCATTTTAAATATG